TTATATTTGTGCGCAAGCGACTGCTGGAGAAGTGAATAGTAAATTTATTCGCTCATGGATGTCTAATCTTTCAAATTCCTCGTATCTTTCCTCTAGGAATTCCTTCCGAAGGACGAAGGACTCCTTCCTGCCTCCTACGGCAGGAGGACTGCCTCCTACGGCAGGAGTAGGCAGGAGAAGTCAGTCCTTCCTGCCGTAGGAGAAGGCAGGACTGACTTCGTAGGAGGAAGGCAGGTTTTCTTCCGAAGGACGAAGGACTCCTGCCTCCCTTTTCTTTTGCTTTTTCTTTTTCTTTTGCTTTTTCTTTTTCTTTTGCTTTTTCTTTTTCTTTTGCTTTTTCTTTTTCTTTTTCTGCAAAATCCTGCCGTAGGAGGAGGCAGGAGAAGTCAGGCGTAATCCTCTAAATCTAGTGTTTTTAAGTAACATAGGAATTGTAGTTTTTCTGCGAAGCCAGAATTCTAGTTTAGAACCGTTACGTGTGGCGGCTCTTAACCGTGGGTAGGGTTTTTCTTCATCGCCTTCAAGGGGTTTTATCCCGATTGGTATGAATTGTAGACCCAAGAATTTTACAGGTCTTTCGAACTCTCCGTCTTTTTTTAGTCAGAATGACTTTTCTCGTGATTTTAAGACGCCGTCCATACTTCGTTAGGAGGGAGTTACTGATATTTTTGGTTCTTCGCTTGAAGACCCTGGAAATACTATTCCGTCGTCGGCATACATTACTATATTCTCTTTGTATTTTTCAAATAGTTCTCAGAGATTCATTGTTGACAGACCGCATGATGTTGGGGCTCCTTGAGGAACTCCCCGTGTTCTTTTCATGCTATACCCTTTGGTGGCGCCTCCATCCTGCCTTGGCCTGCCTAGCGAAGCTATGCCTGCCATACTTCGTTAGGCTACGAAGTCAGTGGCAGGCCAAGGAAGGAAGGAAGGAAGGATGGAGGAGGCAGGAGAGAAGTTCCGATGGGTTCTGACTTTTAAGAACCTCTAGTTCTTTCGCTGTTAGGTTTGGATTTGGACTTCCGTCACTGTTGTATAGTACTTGTCTATGATCACTTTCGTCCATTTTGTGCGCAAGCGACTCCTGTTAGTTTTACTATACTTCTGTTTAATTCTGTTAAGTATTCGGATATCCCGGCTGGGATTCCTGATCTTATCATTGCTTCTTTGTTGTAGTTTAGGTCTACTTTGTCAAAGAAACTTGTTAAATCAAATTCGTATGCGTTTTTTTCCTTCAGAAGTTTCGGGTATAAGTTTTTCCATGCTGATATTATGTTTTTCCCTGGTTTATAGGCGTGTTGGTTTTCTACCTCCCCTTCTCTTCATCATACTATCATTGTATTTCACATGTGTAGATAGATTCTTCATGAGATTGTGGGTACTCCTAGTGGCCGGATTTTTCCATTTGCTTTTGGGATATATACTCGTTTATAGTCTATCTTTACCGATTCCTCCTTTATGATTTCTCATAGTGAGTTCATTACCTTATCTAGTCTCTTTTCCGTTCATTCGAGGTGTCAATGAGGTGCTATGTGATTCAAACACATCACTTGGTATCCGGTATTTTTCATTAAGTTTTTTGCTTGATGAAAGTAGTCATGGCTATGTTTCAAGTCTCTTAATCAGCCTAAGTGGTTAAATCTGTATCGTATATGTCTATTTACTACTATATTTCTTCATCCGATTATTCTACCTCCCTGCTTCTCGCTTCTCTTTGTTATTCCAAATATTGCTTCTAATCAGCCCAGTTGATTGTTTTCACCTTCATAACTTGCACAATTCGGTAGGTAATGGACCGGTATGTTGGTGTAATGTTTACATCTTTGTACTGGTTCCAATTTTTGGCGAAGCAGAGAACACACTTTTTACCTTTAACTTCTTGTGTGACATTGAGTTAATATTTTCTAATCTGTCTCCGTTGTCAGGGTTAATCAGGGATAATTCTGGAACTTTTTTTCAGAATATTTCTATAATTCTGTTAGAGTTAGCTTTTTTTTTTTCATTTAAGTCACTAAGGTGGGAGTCACTGGTTAGGATAACTTGTTTCATTTCTATATATGTTCCGAGGTTTCTTAATTTATTTATTTTGATATGCAGAATGGCCTTTTATCACTCCACATATATCAGCATCAACGAACTACAATGGTCTTACTTTACCGTATATCTGATAGACCTCGCAGCTTTCATCTCATTGCTAGTGTTCTGGTCCTGTGCTTACTTTCACAAGCGGCCACCGTTAAATTATGGGTGACTTATGGTTTCCTGTGCCTCTGTCATCTTCTGAACGACGTAATATTTCTTTTATTCTTACTCTTATTCATATATTTCCGTTAACTCATATCCTTGCCATTGGTTTTTAACCTTAAAGACTCCCATACTTCGTCTTACGCTTGATATGCTCATCTAGAGTACCGATAGGAGGGGGGCTAGCCCTCCGTAGGAGCAACCGTACTTTCTGCATGACAGGTCGTAGCCTGAGCAATCTTGCTAGAGCGAAGTGGTAGTTCTTTGCCAATTTGGGCTGGTTCTACAAATAAAGTAAAATCTTGAATTTTTCCTTTGGTTGTTATTCTTTCATTCTGGATTTGAGACTTAGGTACGTTCTCTCCTTTGCTAGATGGCCTCTTGGCGGGGCTGCCCGCTGATTATTTTTTATTTTTTAATAATCACCCTTCTGCCTGCCGTAGGAGTAGTCAGGACTGCCTCCTACGAAGTCAGTCCTTCCGTAGGAGGAAGGAGAAGTCAGTCCTCCTCCTCCTGCCTACTAACGAAGTATGGATCCTATCAGGAAGGAAGGAAGGACTGCCATACTTCGTTAGGCTACGAAGTCAGTGGCAGGCCAAGGATGGAAGCTTGCGCATTCCTGGTGGCGCTGACGCTTTACACAAGATGAAGCTTTTGATATGAATTTTTACTTTCGTATCTATTCCCTTTTCTAGCCTGAGGTATCCATAGACTTATTCGGGGGCGCAAGCTCCTCGATTAATCGTGTGTTTTATTTCACATTTATTCTCTACCGGCGCCTTACAACTGGCGTCCTGTCTTGTTTAAGGACAGCAACAGATTACTTTTCTTCGCAGTAGGGTTTTATCTCCATCTCTGGTACGATCTCTCACATATTTGTACAGGGTGGACCCTTTTTCACGTGTTGTTACGAGCATTTCTGCTTGTTTCAAGCCGGGTCTTTATTTTGTTGTTTTATTCAATGTTGTTGCAAACATATGCCTGTATACACTTAGTTCTCTGATATTTTAGGCCTTACTTGCACTGACCGACGCTTTGGTAAAGTACAGTAATATAAAAATCAGTCCTCCTACGGAAGGAGCGCCTCCTACGAAGTCAGTCCTTCCGTAGGAGGAAGGAGCGCATAAACCTCGCTTCGCTTAATCTGACTACATTACCCTCCGAAGGCGAAACGACTTGAACGTCCACGATTATTCATCAACAATACTTTACCTTCCCTTTTTTTCTGTTAGACTTTACCTCATCCCTTGCTGCAGCAGCGCCATAAATAAAAAATTTGGGTAATCTTATTATATTTATAACTATAAAATAAAAGAAAACCACTTAGATTTCCATACTTAGGGTTTATATATAAAAAGCTTATACGATAAAAAACCAAAATATAATACGAATGAGTACGTGATCGTATATATTAGATCATTCGAAAGAGAATAAAGAACAAAATAAATCCAAATTGCTGCTGCTGCTGCAACTAGCTAAATTAGGTGTCACAAAAGAGAATAAAGAACACATAACTTAATAAATAAATATAAATTCACTATTAACATATAAAGAGTAAAATCTAAAATATATAAACAATAAAGCCTAGTATCCGAAAAAGGACTCGAACCTTCACGGCTGCTAACCGACAAAACTTAAGCTTGTTGTGTATACCAATTTCACCATTCGGATTAAGGCTAAAGTGACTTGAACACTTATATTGACCGTTATGAGCAGTACACTTTACCAATTAAGCTATAGCCTCTTTTAGTGCGAAGCGCGAAGCGCGAAGCGCGAAGCGCGAAGCGCGAAGCGCGAAGCGCGAAGCGCGAAGCGCGAAGCGCGAAGCGCGAAGCGCGAAGCGCGAAGCGCGAAGCGCGAAGCGCGAAGCGCGAAGCCAAACATGTGAAAACTTATATAAATATTATCAAAATTTTTGATAACCTTATAAAAATATAGAATGTATATTTGAACTTTCCAATATATATCTTAGATAGTCCTTATTATATTTTTTTACAAGTTCAGACGCGTACACAGGATTTGCACCTATATCATTTGATCATGAGTCAAATATGTTACTGTTACACTAATACGCATATTTATTATTTAGTAAGCACCAACACTACCACTAAGAATTTTATAGAAATTTTCATATATTTAGAGCATGCTGACCCTCCTCCTGGCCGACTGGCTGGCTGGCTGGCTGGCTGGCTAGCTGGCTGGCTGGCTGGCTGGCTTCGCAGCAGCAGCTGCAGCTGCTGCTGCTGCTGCAGAAGTCAGGACTCCTGATGTTTCATTATTACCTAGTAAAACCAGGGGCTGCGAAGCCATAAATATAGATTTAAACACCTATTTTCTTAACCCTAATCCTAATCCGGAGGATAAGGATATGGATATGCAGCTTATCTTTATCCTTATCCTTCTCCTGCCTGCCATACTTCGTTAGGCTACGAAGTCAGTGGCAGGCCAAGGAGGAGAAGTCAGGATTAGCAAGCGGTGTCCTATTGTATATATTATAGTTCATTAGATTAGACGGGGATCGAACCCGCGATAGTGGCTTCGAAAGAGCCACGTCGTACCACTTGACTACTAATCCTGTAACAGCCCAGTGGCAGTATCGCACTGCCTTCTATTGATTACAAAACAATTGCATTTACTATTTATGCTAACCAGGCTTAAACTTAAATAAGATTTAAATTAATTATATATAACCTTAACTAAATCTATAGTTTATTTATTTTATAGATAAAAATTATACCCTTCTTTTTTTTTAGTGCTTCCTTCCTGGTAGGATCCTTACTTCGTTAGGAGGACTGCCTTGGCCTGCCACTGCCTTGGCCTGCCACTGCCTTCTAACGAAGTATGGCAGGCATAGCTTCGCTAGGCAGGCCAAGGAGAAGCCAGCCAAAAAAGATGAAAGAATGTTTTTATGTTTTATAAGTATACAAAACTACATCTCTATTGTACAGGCTCCCCCTTAATGGTTACCGGACCGAGAAAAACACCTATTCTTTTTATGCGCGCCTCCTAACGAAGTAAGGCAGGAGCGACATATTTATCGGCAAATATTTCCGTCCGTAGGACAAACGGTGAATCTGCAGACGGGGAAAATTTGTTTAACAAAACATATCTTGAAACCCCTATTATAGAAGCACAATCTTATAAACTATTAGCTAAAATAACTTCACCTGAATCACTATTAACAATTTCAAACACCGATCCTCCTTTAATGCTACTATCTAATTTTTGAGTTATTAGATTTAGTAATCTTCCGTCACTTAATGGTATAGTCATAGGATCTGCATTTAATAACATTTTTATTTCTTCCGAAGGACTCCTGCCTCCTCCTGCCTTATAACGAAGTATGGCAGGCAGGATGGCAGGACTCCTTCCTCCTACGAAGTCAGGAAGGACTACGTAGTCAGGATGGCAGGCAGCAGTAATAATATCTTTTGCTCCTATATAGCTTGATAATCTAAAATTATTCATATTATTACTTAATTTTAGAGGCACGCCCCTAAATCTTTAATAGTATCATCCCTATATATTTTATGATAAATTATATAACAAATTAGTATTAAATCATTAAAATCATGGAATTTTTTAGTTAGGAAAGGTAAACCTTTAAAAAAAGGTAGCAGATAATTATACAAAATTCTAACATTTTCAATACCTATAAAAACCTGGGGGGTGGCGCCTCCTCCTAACGAAGTATGGCAGGAGCAAGCTCTGAATTACCCTTAGGAGGTACATAATTTATACTTATTAATTCAGAATTGTTCAATTTAAAAAGAGAATGTTCATCAAAAGCTAATCTATCTGTTAAATACCTTTTTATTGCTTTCATAAGTGGTTCTTGATCTGAAACCATTTTTATAGCAAATACAGGCACTAATCTTGATCTTATTAAATGGAATGATCCTTCACCTTCAATTAAACCTAATAATCAATAATCAGTTATATCAATTTTTTCTTGCCATACTTCGTTAGGACTACGAAGTCAGTCCTTCCTCCTGCCGTAGGAGGCAGGAGGAAGGACTACGAAGTCAGGCAAAACAAGCTATTATTATTTAAAACCGATCCAGAATCTAAGGCGTATAATTGCGATATCTTATTCTTTGATGTCGAAGCTAAGTTCAATTGGTTAAAATTTCATATTTTAATTGTTTATTAAATTAAAGGGGCTTAACCTAGCCTCCGCAGGAGAGGGAGGACCACTATTTAAATGAGCTTACTGTCCTAAACTTTATAAAGGAACCGACACAGACCATTATCTCTAGACTTTAGGCTAAGGTTGAGAAAACACAATGCCTTTCTAAGGCTATTTCACCAGTCCCCCATCATCTAAGGTACTTTATCCTTCTGCCGCCTTTTCCATTTACTATACATTTATTTCCGAAGAGGCTCTGGACTATCTGTAATTATAAAAAAGTAGTATAGTTTAGAATTTAGAGGGAGTATTTGTTTACCCCCCGATAATAATTTAAACCCACATAACCCATACTTAAAGCGAACCGTCTTTAATAAATAATACAAAAGTGCGGTGGTGCTCATACACACTCAGGTTCAGAAGCATAAAATATATACTTATTAGCGTAGCTATCCTAACGAAGTATTCACGCTTATAATTTGGTTTTTTTTTTGAGATAGTTAACCGTTCCCCTGGGAGGGGCCCCCTCCCTCCTTCCTCCTGCCTCCTACGGCAGGAGGAAGGACTGCCTCCTGCCGTAGGAGGCAGGAGGAGGAAGAGGGGTGCTACGCCAGAAAAATAAGGTAGATTTCTAGACTTTTACATAAAAAACTACTTTTTTCATCTTAAGAAAAAGTATCTCACTATAAATTATTGGTATAACCTTTTAGCTTAAATAATACACTTTAATTTAAAGGTATGATTGGCTAATGTTACCTATTATGTTGAAAATGCTAACCAGGTAAAAAAAATGTAAGATATATAATTATTTAGTGTTTTACAAAATTAGTACTTTATTCCTTAAAATCTCTAGATTCTTACAAATAAAGCCTATTCTAATAATATTATAAAACTGAAGATTTATAATATTAAGATCGTAATGTTATTTTACGTATATAAGAAATATCTTAAGATAAGCTTCGTGCCTATATGCTTTCAGCACTTATCTTTGACTAACATAGCTTTCCTGCCGTGCCTATACTATATAACTACTCAAGTGAAAGTAGGATAGTCCTATATAATTTACATTAATATTTAGACATATAAACAACAGGTAAACCAGAGATTAATAATTATGCTATTTCAATATTAATATTAATATATTAATATACCAAGTTCCTTGCGTACATAGGTTATTCCTTATTATATTCTAATTCCCTCTAGAAGATAGAAACCATACTGTCTCACGACGTATTTACAACTTGTTATCATAATATTGAAAACAATATTATTTCCGTGTTTCTCAACACGGTTCAGACTATGTAACTACTACCTTTAATAAGCGTTCTCCTACGGACATCTACGTTAATACTAATTATTGAACTGCAATAAAAAAAAAGCAGAATTTGCTACAATTATTTACCATAAATATCGTTGTAATTCACACAATCAGGACCAAATTCATTTAGTTCAGGTATGTTATAATTAAATAAATCTAAATCCTTATGCTCCAAATCTATTTTGTAATACATAGAAGGATGCATATGTGACTTAATAAGTTCTTGTACTAAAGATAGTTGACTTTTACTAATTGTTATCATATATTGATTATTTCTATCGTGAACTACTTTAGTTAATATTCCTAATTTACTCCGAAGGCGTAATAGCTAAAGCTAGTAAATTTACTTCTGTTTGAGTAAAACTATTTGTATAAATACGTATAATTTTATCAGGTTGCTTTAAATTCCCGCCGTAGGACTCCCATAAGAAGATGCGCTAATACTACAGGAGACATAAATTCTCCAATATTTAAGGGGATAACTTTGGTAAATTTACCTTCTGTGCGCAAGCGACAGCTTTATAAAATAATTCATAATAATCTCACAATTGTGGTAAACTTACAGTTTTAAGTCTTACTACTTCATTGTTAGTTTTAGTCTGCTTATTATATACACTAATTGTTGTTGGGTTTGTATTTGTGTATGGTTCAAATAGGTTAAATAAGTGCATTAAATATGCCGAATGCTTAGCACCAAAACTAATAGTAAGACGAACTCCACTTGTAGGTGAAGATTTTTCGAAATACCCGTCACTTAAAAGTAGACCCATAAGAACATCATTTAAATATAACGAGAATTTGGACTTATTACGAAACTCCTTTTTTTTTTTACTTTCCAACTTTTCAGAGCTTGCGCCAGAATTTAAAAACCTAATCATAGTTGTTTTATTCATTTTTTTTTAATATACGAGCTTGCATACTTCGTAAGAAATTTCACTTAATAACTTATTAATTGGGTAGTATTGGATATCTAAGTAGTCGTTGAACGTTTTTATCTATTAATATATCATCAGCTGGTATATTAATAGATAAACTTCGCTGCAAATTACTTTAATTTAAAATTAAGTGTTCTTGCAATTAATCCAATTTTTTCATAAAAAATGTGCTCTATAAATTAACACAATAATTAAGGGGCTAACACCCAGCTCATGTAACTTTTTAATCGACGAACAGTCGTACCCTACATAGTTCCTGCGTCCATGAGGATAAGTTAAGCCGACCAAGTCTCACGGCGTATAGCTGTGATCTTTTAAATATTCACAACTCCGATTACACCTGTCAAATTTATTTATAGAGACCCCGACTGTACATTAAGCAGCATTTCAGCTACCCCTGAGTGGACCAGTCTGTAGCGATATATTTAAATACCGACGGTCTTAACTACGGAATGTCTTGACCGTTTTCACCCAAGTAGATTGGAACTCTAAACGTATAGAATCCCCCATACTTTAGAAATATATTTGATTAAATTCTTGCTATATTCTTACCCTCTAAAATAAATTAAAAGTTAGTATGGTTCTAAGATTAACCTTTCCTCCTTGAGGGGAGCCCTCACGAAGTAAGGAGTAAATAGATTTATATTCCATTTATCTTTTGCGACTTTTATGGCATCGCTTTATTAACAAATCCTCCCTATGCAAATCAATCGGAAATATCGTAATTAGAATATTCTTCTATATCAAACATTTTTGATATTTTATTCCAGCACAAATGAAGGGACGCCTCACGTCTTCGAAGTGCGAGAGGTTAAACCTTCTCTTTTACCTCGTGCAACTCGAATTTATAAATACCACGGTAAGGATTACCTGACTTGGATTTTAAATTATCTCTTATTGAACCTTTCGGAAAGCCAAGTAAATTTTCAGCTTGGCTAATTGAAGTATAATTAACCTCCTCTTTAGTTGCTAGATTTAATACAGTAATTCCCTTACTATTTTTCTTGGCAAGTGAAAGATTAGCTTTATGTTCTTCAGTAAATTTTCGCCCAGTCATGGCTTTACTTATTTTGGCCTTGGTCTCGCTAGATAAAATTGACGCTATCTTAGAATCTACCATTTTTAATTTGGCTTCTTCAGAATGAATTTGACCATAAAAATGGTTATTTTCCCCTGTATTTGTATTTAACTTTGATTCACTTATTCTTTCTTTAGCTTCTTCGCTATGTAGTCTTCCTAAAGTAGAACCCGCAGTGGTACATATGTTATATACAGGTTGTAATAGATCAAAATAATATTGCTCTCTTTGTATTAAAATTTCATTGTCACAATATTCTATTATATAAAGTCTAAAAGCTGAATAACCCGCTTTTAATAGAGCATTATTAATATATCTAGTAGGATACTTGGCAAGGTGGTTTAAATTATAATAAGAAGTTAATCTCCGGCTAAGGTCAATAGAACTTCCTATATAAAATTTTCCATCCTCCTTATTTTCTCATAAATATATTCCAGACTGTCCTTTATTATCCTTAATAACAGTTAATTTATCTTTATCCGCGTCAAAGTAAATCTTCTCATATTTAATTTTATTTAATAATCCATCTTTGTACGAAGCGGCTACGTCCCTAGAATAGAAACACTTTGGAGAGTAATTAAATCCTAAACTATCGCAAAAAATTGGCAACTTATAACTTTTAAGGGAATATATCCCCTGGAATTTCAAGATTATTTTCATATATTAATTTAAATTATTACAACGCGATTTATTAAGTACTAGTAATTTCAATCGTTTACCATAGAACCATGATGTACCTACAAACTATGGCATTTACTGGTTTATTAAGAACTTTCTTTCCCCTTTCTTCTCCCCTCCGGGTACTTCCCATACGTTTATTTTAAATCCCAGGGCTTAGTGGATTTGTACAAATTAGATATGAATACATCTATCCGTGAGGATAAGTATCCATATCACTATAAATTTTTTGTCCTGTGGGATGATAAAAACTCTCCTTAGTGTTTATACTCTTATGCTATGGAAGGCGAACCTTCTACTTTGAATTTATTAATCCTTAAGTTACCTTAAGGTTTAGACCATATCTTAACCCAGTAATATCAAATTACCTAGGGTTGTAGGCGTCTGGTCGTTGAAGGGTTAAGAAAAATCCTTTTCTTAACTCCCTGCTGATTTTCCATTCACTAAGATGGGTGTTCCAGCATATAGCCTACTTCTTAATTTATATTACTATAAACTCACCCCAATGTCGTATTTAAGAGGTGCCAAACCGCGCACTCATTTTGTACACTCTTGCGCAAATTAGCCTGTTCAACTTGTTATCATAAAATTATTATTTCCATTTTTCACAAAATGGTTCAGACTATTTCTTCATTTTTTTTTCCTTATGTTAATAGAACGTTATGATTAAATTTAATATTATTTACCGCTAAATCAACCTTTAACTGCAAAAGCTCCAATTCTACGTTGAGAACTTAATAAACTTTTTTCTACATTAGAATCTAGATATCCTCTGTATACCACAGAAGATAATCCTTTAAAGGCAGAATCTATATTTTTCAATCCTCCTTTTATTCTCAATTTAAATATAGCTCTATCTGCTCTATAACGTCTAGTTAACCTACCTTTAACCCTTAATTTTACACCTCCTATAATTTTATATTTTATATTATCAAGTACAATATCTCGTATATGATCTTGATTAGGTAACACAGTTAATTTACTTTCTTTTTTGAGGCACGCCCCTGTATTTTCATAATATATGTTATATATTAATTTGTTTAAACTATAATTAAACGAATTATTATTATGAAGTATAGAACTTACATTAAGATTTTTATACTTATTATCTATTAGCTTTAAATCTACAGTCTTTTCTAATCTACCTCTTTCTATAACGCTATTTAAGTAAGGTAACCTTACTTTCTTTAATATAGAATTTAAAGGTATACTAGGATTTTTTTTGGTTTTGTTTTTTATTTTATTTGTTAAAATTTCAGTAAAGATATCTCCATTAAAAGTTATAGACTTCTGATTTACAATATTAAATTCTACCTTTTTACCATAATATTTACTTATTAATTTACTTAATCTTTTTAAAAAGATTTCTTCAAATTTATATTTATTTAAGCTTAATCTTAATTTATATCCTCTAATTATAACCAAAATTTCGTATAATATCTTAGCTAAACGTCTCATTCTAATATCTAAAGTACTATCCACTTTATTATAATTATCCTTTACGGCTAATCCTAATCCTAATCCGGAGGATAAGGATATGGATAAGAAGCCGCCATAATTAGCTAATCTTCATAAAACACTAGAATCTTTTCAATTTTTACTTTTAATTATTCAAGGTAAAGATAAAAACTTCATTAACTTATTTTTATTTAGAGATAAAATCATAAGTTTAGTAAATATATTTTTTTTGAGTTTTCTTATTATTTTTGATAAAATAAATCCCTCCCTATTATATACATAAATTGTTACTATTGCTTTAGAGTTTGTATGTTTTATTTCAGCTTTACTTACGTATATTTTATTGTAAGATTTACTTTTTTTTTTACGAGATATATATTTATTATTTAAAAATTTAGGGTTAAAATATAAATTAAAATAACTTTTAATTAATGAATTTATTTTTAAATCATTAACAGGGTAGTTAACTAAAATATTAGAGTTATAGTTATAAACACTATTTTTTCATTCTTTAGATACAGGAGGTAGATATTTCGTTCTACCTATATCATTAACAGATACCTTAAAAGGTACTAACTTATAATCACTATTTATTTTTTTGCTAAAAATAAAAGAGTTTACATTATTATACAAATACTTTATAAAAACTACTAAATTTTTTTTGACATAATTCAAAAAATGTTGGGTGTCTATAGTCGTTGAACGATTTTATGAGCTTCCCTCAAATTTGAGGAGCCATAAATTTCGCTTCAAATCTACTTACAACTAGGTATAAGTAATTTTTGAAATTAACCCAATTAAATAACAATGGTTTTAAACATTGAAGGACAAACATCCCTAGCGTAGCTTTTCCAATAATCCAAGACCTTTCCTTTTTGTGTCTTGTGATCCTATGCCCCGCTTACGCGACTGTAAGACTTGTTGGTGGTCAAACAGTAAGGCAGGATTAAGCCATTAAACTTGATAAGTATTCTACATAACCATTATATACTAATATATAATAGCTAATAAAATATTAGAAGAGCTTTCCTTAATCCGGAGGATATGAAGCACTGACTTCTCCTCCTGCCGTAGGAGCCATCATAATATTTTAACTACGACTAATTCCACTTTAATCAAAATCCTACCTAATAAAAAAATTTGCTCCTCATTAAAGTTTTGTAAATCCACACCGAAAAAGTATTTAGATACAAAAAAGCAATAATAATTAAACACATAATGTGTTTAGGCTTGTACATCTATACATAAATAAGATAGAATATAGCGTATTGCTATCTACTATTACAAACAAAAAAAATTTTGACGAGCTTGCGCCAAAATTTTATTTAGTGATACATCCCGACTTTGTCGTTAAAAAAAAAAACAATAGGCGTAAAACATAGTTGGACACTCCCATTTACTCTTTGTGGGGTCTGTGCCCCGCATAACAACACTAATTAACTGAGAGTACATTATCCCTTTCATTACTAAAAAAAGGTAATTAATTTAAAGGGTATTATCCTTACTAATTAATCATACCATTCTCCCTATAAGAAGTTATAATTCTTATTATAGTGTCCGACTGTACATTCGCGAGCATTTCAGCTCTACGTAGGCGATCCAGTCTGTAGCGATATTTACAAATACCGACGGTCTTGAATATGGCATTATTCTTTAACCGTTTTCACCTAATTTGACTAAAGCGAAAGAACTATTCAGTTGTAACTTTGTCTGAGTTCTCCTTCTTAATTTAACATTATAACTATCTTCTAAACAACTTTTACTTAACCCTGACTACGTAGGCCTAGCACAGGCGCTAGTCCTGGGCGAAAGGTAAGAAATAAATTTTAACAAATTTTATGCTAAGCAAGCATAAGGTAATACAAAAGGTAATACAAAAGAGAGTGCTATCCATCCACATTATAAAAGCAAACTTAACCGTTAAAAACTGGAACTCTTTTTATAGTATAATTATTAAGTTTTACTTCATTAGACTCTATATAATCTAAGGATTTCCTGAATTTACTATAGTGAACGCCTACTATTTTCGATGCTTCTTTTAAACTATCTACTAAAAATTCTGTTTCTGTGTCGGCTACTAAACTTGATCCCTCTAATTCAATTACCCTAATAAGATATATCACGTCCTTGACCAAAATCAAAGATGTCTCCTCCGTGCTTTGCAAGGAAGCAGCTAATAATTTAGCAAATTCATCGGTAGTTAAATCCGTACGGGTTGCAGATTCCGAGTCTTTTCTATAAGATGATAAACGGAAATCATTCATTCTTAGTGAAAGCTTTATAAGCAACTCTCTAATAAAAATATTTTTATGCAATCCTTTATATACAGTTTGACAAAGAACGAGAAAATCTGCTAAATCTAAATTTTTCTTAGATAATAAAGGAAAATTGAATAAAAAAGGTAAAAAGTAATTATGCAATAGACGCACATTACGGATTTCTAAGCAAACAGTAGGCTTTGAATTTCCTTTTGCTTTAATTTCAAAAATACCTATAACAGACGAATTCTCTAATTTTCAAAGTGAAAATCTATCAAACTCTAAATTATTAATTAAGAAGGTTTTTATTGCATCTAAAAGAGGTTTCTGAGCAGCAGTGAATAATAGTTGGAAACAAAGTCTCAACTGTAGACCTCTAGTCATACTAAAAGATCCTTCTCCGTCAATTAAACCTGCAAGTCAATACCCTGTTATATTTATTTTATGGTGTTGAGGCATAATAAAATCTACACGGCCTTTATTCAAACCTTCTTTAATTTTAAGTAGTTTATTAATCAAATCTTGGCTAATTGTATCTTTACGGCTAAAATAAAGAAAGAAAGCTTCTTTGAAATCTTGAAAATCTAAATATTTAACCCCATTTAACGGAAAACTGTCGAATATTCTTATAATTTCACAAAGCTCCTTTTCACTAGCAACTGTCAAGTTACAAGCGTTTCTATCCGTATTAAGGTAAACATTACCTAAATTCAATCGTTCTTTAATATACTCCAAAAGTTTAAAATCGTCTGCGTGCAGGTGAATTTCAAACTCAAAACCAAAACTAATAATTTTTCCGTTACGGTATCTAGGTTTTATTTTAAAGCAACCTTCCGCTTCTGCAAACCCTACAAACCACTGTATAAATTGAATTTTATTTAGTTCTTTTTTCATGTTTTTTTATTTTATATTTATTGTTTATTCTTAGAGTTAATTAAACTTATGTACTCTATTCTGTCTTATAGACAATTATTTTAGGTAAGGGTTAAAAATTATTTAAATGTTAGCTAAAAAAAATTTGTTTATGTCTATAAAGAATTAGTTATTTAGTTAGTTATTAGTTAAAAAAAGAAAACTTTAGAGTTGGATTCTAACCAACACAGCTTAATGCATAAACTGTCTCCTAGCAATTTTTCCTTTCTAAGGTTACTTTCTTTTTTTGTTACAAAAAAGAAGAGGATTAATTAATCCATACAATACGATCCCCAAATAAAGGTATTACATTTCTATCTTATCAATTACCTTATTTACTAAAAATTGTCCCCAACCATACCTAATAATTAGTAACAGTAAAGCTGCATAGGGTCTTCTCGTCTATCTAGAGGTAAACTGTATCTGCACAGTTATGCCAATTTCACTGAGTCAATCATAGAGACAGCTGTTGTATCGTTACATCATTCCGACCACAATCTTTAACCATAGTTCATTACCAATTCTTATTTAAACCTTAGGTTTAGGTTAATTGTGGTTATTCTTTAAGCTTAGTTTACTTAACTTCGACTAAGCGCCGGTTTCCCGGTGACTAGAGCACACCTTACAACATATAATCAAAATACTATTATGACTTATATGTTGAAGAAGCATCTGCTCGTTGCTCTTTTACAGCACTTGGTGCTGATTTAGATCCGCGATAACCCATTTCTTTTTCAAGAGATCTCCTAGATTATTACTTTACACGGGTAATTAGTCCGCCCACTTTAAACTTTCGCTTAAAGTTTAGTACTAAGAGCTTTAGGGTGTTTCCGGAGTTTGCTTCTTTTTTAATTGCACAAAATATCAGTTTCCTAGACTAATATTTCATTTCCATATTCTTGCTAAAGCATTACTCTTTCCTATCCTCCGGATTAGAAGTATCTACTAAAACTATTAATCTTTTCCAGTTTCCAAGTCACTAATACTAGAAGATATTAAATAATTATCCTTGTATAATTTACCACTTGACAAATAAGCCTTCACAGTTTGACCTGTAGTACCTAAGGCCAAAGCTGCCTGCCTAAAAGATAAATATTTATCTACTTTACCTTTATTGATGTCAGTAATAAAAACAGAAACACTTTTATCTTTAATATGAAAAGTATTGTCATTAGCTCATTCAATATTAAACCCCTTATAAGATTTACCACTACCTAAGTATTTGTAAAAAGTTGATTTATTAGCTGAACGATCTTTGCTTTTTAAGAATTCTAGACAATCTTTAATACTAGAAAAAGTTTGGACATCGCTATCATTACCTTCAGCTATTAGTTTAATTTGTCTTCCTTCTTTAGGCAGAGCGGCTAATCTATCTTCCTCTAACATTATTGATACTTCAACTTCTGTCAAATTACTTAATTTAATACCCTTTATTAAATAATCCGTAAATATGTACTTACCCAAATAAACATATTCATGTTTAAGGCTACGTTGAATAATACTATGATGAATACCTAATTTAAAGATAAAATCCTCTTGTTTTTCAGAAGAGAAGATTAATTGAGATAAATCTTTAGTATATAAAAATAAAGCTTTTGATCTTGATCCTGATATATTATTTACGACTCTTAACGTATTCAAATCATACTTATTATGAAGTAAGAAATATTGTTCTAAACAAAGTTCTAACCCTTCATAGTATTCTTCATTTAATACGATGACATCTAAAGTAAAAGTATTTAAACCTTCTTTTCTTAACAAGGGAATAAATCTACCTACACTCGCATGAGTTCCTTTAAAATAACCTGATAATCTCCGAGCTATAGAGCAAGAAGACCCAACATACATAGAACCAGTAGCTACATATGTTCAAATATAAACTCCTGCTTTATTTTTTTCATTTCTAACCGTACCTATTTTATCTAAGAATATTTTAGATAATAAAGTATCAGGACTTAATTTATTAAAACTTAGTCTCGGTTTACTTAAAATGAAATCTAAAGTATTTTGATCAATACTAAACCCTGTTAGAGATAATACTTTATTAATTTCTGCAGCAGTTATATTTTTATCTGATCCCAGGTACTCTAAAGCTAATTCGTAAGCAGTTTTATTTAAACCTTGAACTTTATCTCGCCTATTGTGGATCGTTTCTCAATTTCTAGTTGAACTGTGAGTGGAATAAAGAAAGAAAAGTTTTAGAGATAATTTTTTATTTATGTAATTGAATTGCATCATTTTTTTTTTTTTGTGATTAAATGTTCAATATAACATTAACATTTATAGATAAATAAGAATTTAGAATACGGAAATGGAATTGGAATGGAATTTTCATTCATGCAAAGACTGCATTTAACAGTCAAGGTATTCCGCTACCTTAGGCTTTATTACAAGGTGGTTAATCTTATAATAAAGGACCATATCATCAATCTATAACTTAAGGCCTCTTACTTTAAGTAAATTATCCTTACTTGAATTAAATTCAAATAGGTGAAAGAATAATTTCTATTTGCTCTACTTTATTTTCTCCCCTCCTTCGGAGGCCTAGCACAGGCGCTAGTCCTGGGCGAAAGGTAACATAAAAATATATGAAAAAATATCAAAGAAGATTGCTCTGTTATATTTTGTATTTAACAGAATTAACAAATAGATGGATCGTTTAGCGTATGGCCTCTGAAGATTATGAATAAGTTTAAATAAACCATTATGGTTTATTATCATTTTATGTTTAAGTGGTTAAAATTATGAGAAGTACGAAAAGTTTATTAGTTTGAAGAATTTATAATATTTAAAGTTTCTTCTAATGTTCTTTTTCTTTGTTTACCTTTTCCTTCCGGATTAATTAAATAAACCAATTTTACTAATTCTATCAGTCTTTCTTTAGATAAAGCTGTATTGTGATTTCTGGCGAAGCACTAATTGATTTAAAATCTGACAAAAATTATTAAAAACCTCTGATTTATATTTACAAGAGAAAACAACAACGTATTTTTTTAAAAAAGGTATAACCAAATCTATTATATTTTGAGTACCTTTTATTGAGTACACTCATACTTTATCTGAACCAGATTTTTTGAGTACGTTACCTTTATTATTAAAAATTAGTCTAAAACTATGAAGTATATCTATACCGTTTTCATGTTGAACAACATTAAGCTCTGGTTTTAATGAAATACCATTTTTAAGTCTGGTATCTTTTACTATAGAAATAACTAAAGCCCCTTCTCCTTCTATAAAACCACCTAATCAAAATTTGTAGTTCTCATCCTGAACTAACTTATTTATTCTTTCCTGCTGATTGATATTAAAATTATCTTGCATGTTTATGATATTAAATTAAAAATAAAACTTTCCTTAATGATTATGCTTAATCACATCGTGCAAACAATTGCAAGATGAATCAAGTCAAAAATTCTAGACTTGATTACAGCACATAAAAATTATGTGCTCGACATTTATGGCGCAAGCAGAGCTTGCGCCTAAAAATGCCAAAAATACAACCCAAATATTTTTAGATTTGTATTTTTTACTACGTATGTATAATCTTTTATTTAAGGCAACTATCTCAAAACTAGATAAAAACAAAGGCTAAATATAAACCACTCATGTGCGTAATTTAAATATCATTTTAACCTTAAACCTAAACAAGTTTACAACCTGTTAGTAAACATGCAATAAATTAAAATATTGTTCCAGCAAATAGCTAAATTTTACGAGGGCCTACAAAGCCAACCCTCAAGATAAGGCCGCCATTAACCGGGGGTTCCTACAGTACCAAACCTTTTAAAGTTAGTTATTTTCGTTAGCCAGCCGGCACCGGGCAGAAATCACACTCTATACTTAGACTTTAAGTCTTTATGCAAAGTGCTTTGTTTTAATTAAACAGTCGTACAACATTATTTTATGCTTCTTCCTTCTTACCCTTCGTATTCTACGAAGGGACGATAGAGCCCTCCTTCAACTTGTTATCGGTTACTTTTTTTGTTAACCTTCCACTTCTCACGAAGATGGTTCAGACTATTTCTTAATACCCTCGATTGTATAAAATTACACCCAAATATACCTGCCTACTACTAAGTTACGAATCTTGCGCTGTCCATGCTACAAATTGAACTAATATAAAGTAAATATCTTTATAAATTTGCTCTTTCAGGGCATTATTACTTATTCCTCTTGAGAATCAGGAGTCTCTTTATCACTACAGATCATAACCTCGTCAGTTAATGTTTTATCTGTATGTTTATTTGTAGACAGTTTTGCTCCATTCATCCCCTCTGAAAGTTTTAATAATCAAATTGTTACTTCTTCATTATTAATATGTGCTTTGTTAAATAGTTTATTACAAATAACGCAAAAGGTCTTAAAATCCTCCCCCTTTCTAGAATAAAATACTAATTTACTTAAATACACATTAAAATAATTGTGTAAAAAGTCAATCCCTACGATCTCTAATCTTACCGTAGATTTGCTATTACCCTTAGCCTTAAGATCACGTATTTTAATCACATCTTTAGAAGAAGGTTTAAAGTCTAACTTGCTCATCAAATATGCACGAATATCCATTAAAAGAGGTTTTTGAGTATATGTTAACTCTATCTCAAATTTAGGTGTTAACCCTTTTTTTTGTATGAAAAAACTACCGTCCCCTTCTATAAAACCTAGTAACTTATAATCAGTAATTACGCGTTTATAACCGTCAGGTAGGGTAGTAGATACACGTTTTGTATTATGGTTAGCTCGTATCTCTTCAATTTTGGTCTTCAAAGATTCAGATACTAAATTTGGACGGTCAAAATATAAAAAGAAAACCTCCCTGAAATTAAGGTAATCTAAAAACTTGTCGCCTATTAAAGGGTACTTATCCAAGAAATCGATAAGAACACGTAATTCCTTTTCAGCTCCTACTTCAAAAGTACAAGAATTATATTTAGAGTATAGCAAATAGCTCTTAAAACGGCTTCATCGTTCATATGTAACTTTATTACAAATTCTAAATAATAACGAATTTTCCCATTAGGCATTGTTTTACGTTTTATGTGAAAACACCCTTCAGCGTCTATAAATCCAACTATTCAATCCAAAAATCCGATTTGATTTGCTTTTAACATTTGTTTAACTTTTAATTTATAAATTTTATTATTTTATACATGCGGGTATGTTGGGCGTGTTAGTCGTTGAACGATTTTACCCTCCCCCCCCTTGCGGGGGGGGAAGGTAAACTTCGCTTCAAATCTACTTACAACTAGGTATAAGTAATTTTTGAAATTAACCCAATTTAATAACAATGGTTTTAAACATTGAAGGACAAACATCCCGAAGTTACGGTAGTTAGTTTGCCGAGTTCCTTTCGCTCCACATATTTTGTCCTAGTTACGTTTAGGACGAGGCTAATGTGGCTACCTAAATTTGGATATTTAATAATGATTTGAATATTTAATAACGATTTGAATTCATTCCTTGTTTTATTATTCTAATTTTTTCTAAACCATCTTTATTAAGATGGGCTTTAGTTTCCATCAGTTCGGCTACCTTCAAAAAATCCTCGAAGTCATTTTTCTTTGCCCCTTCTAAAGGATGTGCCTGGAAAAATGGTATAACATATTTGGTAATATCTGCAAGCCCCGTAATCAAAAAATCCATAACTTTAGTCGTGGGAGATTGCCGGTAAACTTTACCTGTTGTAAATACGTTTGTAAAACTTTCTAATAACGCCTGATTCTTTCTATCTTGTGTAACTTTAAATACTAATTTTACTCCTTCCCCTAATACAGATTCTTTTTTTTTGTAAATATTTACAAAAAACATTCCTTCACCCTCTACATAACCTACTACTCAACTAGGGCTATATATTTTTATATCTGTTATTACAGGTCTTTTAACCGGTTCAATGTTTGTAGGTATCAAGGGTATAATTGTTTTAGAAATAGTCCCAAAATTCATGGAAGCTTTAATATTAGCAATTTTAACTAATCCCTCCAGAGTTAAATGTTCTTTATTAACCATTAACTCCACAACTTGTTTAAATAACTGAAGGTCTGCTCATTTATCTGTAATTAAAGGATAAGTTTCAAGATGTTTTAAAATAATCTGCAAATCATTAAGAGAAGAAACTGCATAAACAACTGCACCGTCACTACGTTTAGCTACTCTACCTACACCAAAGAAATCTCGTAATTTTTTTAGTAAAACTTCGTCTTTTCTATGTAGAGAGATTTGAAAAACTGCTCTTACACTTACACCTAAGCTAAGAGTTAGATTTTTAACTATAGATACATGAAAGCAGCCTTCTGCATCAATAAACCCTGAAACGTAGTTAGGATTAAGCTCGCTATTACCTGCGCCTGCTATTAAAATTGAGTTATTATTATTATTTAATGTAAATATATTTGAGTTAGCTTTTTTTTTATATTAAGTCACTAAAGTGGGAGTCACGATAAAGGGTAACTTAATTAGATTCCCCGCTGGTACCTACTGTCCACCAGTGTGGCTACTATGGTGATTCTCTTCTAGTACTAGCACGTTGAACCTATGGTTGGGACTAGTTTTTACAAGATGGGATCTTAACCCTACTTTCCAGAACTCATCGAACGTTTTGATATCTTACTTCTGTCACCAGCAGATATACTACCATAATACCTCTTAATGCGAAGACGAATTTTCTGCGTAATAGGTGGCATACATCATCCACCCCGCGAGTTACCAAATCCTCGTCATTTGGACCCCGCCCAATACCAACTAATCCTCTAACATCATATCCTTTAAAGTTGAGTTAAACTTTGAGACTCCCATACTTTATCTTACACAAAGAAATATTCACTAGAGTTATAGATAAACGGGGTGCTAGCCCATAAACCTAAACCACCTGACTCGACAGATCACTAATCGAACAATATTTGCTAGGATAAAGTGGTAGTGTTATTGCGAATAAATGCAACCGAGTATCAAACAGGAAGGAGAATAACTACCTTCCTTAACAAAGAATTATAAAATTAGTCCCGGGCTTCCTGACGAGCTTCGCACGTAGGAGAAGCTGCCGAGAAGATTTTTTCTTATCGTTATTAAATATTTATCCAAATACCAAGTTTCCCTGGGGGCTAGAGTACACCTTACAAAAGAATAAATTTTATTTTATCTTCTGAAGAACCATCTACTCGTTGCTCTTTTACAAATAAAGTGTTAATTTTATTTGACTTAGATCCGCGATAACCCATTCCTATCACTAGAATCTACTAAGTTATTACTCTACATCAGTGATTAGCTGATCCACTTTAATACTTTCGCATTAAGTTTAGTATTAGTAGCTTTAGGGTGTCCCCGGAGTTTGATTCTTGATCACATATAAGGGAGCCTAACCCCTAATTATGATTGTTAGCTCATTTACGCCTTCGTATTCTACACTAGCTTACTTGTCACAGTTTCTAGGTACGGTTATTTTCATCAATATTAAACTCACCTTTTTAGTTTATTGTGAAATATTAATATATTACTTATTTTTTCCAGCACACTTTTCACTTTAGAAATGTTGTCCTTTAAGTAATAAGATTTTCTCATCGTTTCAACCTTTGGGATTGTAAACTTAGAGGCCGTTACTTTAAATAAACCATAAGCTTTAGGCGAGAGTTGGACTATCGTCAGATTTCTTCCTCATTAAAGAAAGAAACCGGGTAATTTACAAATTACCACTTACAACTTCTTTTTTGTTACTCATGTCACCATTATCTCTTGAGTTTGCTGTTAATGATACTCTTTTATTATAAAATAATAAAACGAAGCATCTTTTCTCATTTATTATAAAATAATATAATGAAGCAGGTTTACTCAATGTTCTGCTACCCCAGTAAAAGACAATAATTTCTTTATTATTATCTATTATGGACAAGGTTTCGGTACATTGTTTAGATCCGTTAAATTTTCGACGCCTTTATAAATTAACAAGCGCTCTGTTACGAGGTCTTTGAATTATGGCTGCTCCTAGGCCCATCTCCTTGTCGACTTGAATAAAGACTTTCTTAATTTCACTTAACAATAATTTCGGAACCTTAACTCTTGCTCTGGGCTGTTTCCCTTTTGACATACACAGAGATCTTGCTTATGTACTAATTAAGCAAAAATCTTCTCCCTAAACTGTTCAATGTTTTGAACTGTCCATTTGGACAACAGGTTATATTACACATCTTAATATAGTGCTTATATACCTGGCTTCATATGATTTTCATTTGAAGCTAAAGTAATTTTATATGATTTATTTTATGCAAGGTAACTTGCTAAATATAAGTACATGTGTGTATATACTGCCTTATCTATTTTTCTGAAACACGATAAAGACCCTTAATAAGACTCCCTCTCTTTATTGCGTTTCGTATAGCTTGTCTTTTTACCCCTAAATACTCCCCAGCTTGGGTTAAAGTAGAAAAATCTATTACTTCATTCGTTTGAGTATTTAATAATGAAACAGGTACCCCTTCACGTTCTGTTGTTTTAGCTTTTATATTCGCTAAAGCTTCAGCTGTAAGAGGATTATTTTTTTTATAGTTGGTTGTCGCTAGAGATAATCTATCTTTAGTTTCTTGACTAACTACTTTACCTGAATGTACTAAAGATAATATCTCTTTATGCTCTGTTGAAATCTTTTTCAATTTAAACTTCGCTATATTTTCTGAACTATGTTTAAACCCTAACAAGGAATAAGCATTTTTCAATATATTATATTCAGGATTTAATAAATCCAAATAGTACTGTTCTCTAATGACTAGCTCATCTGCTCTGCAATACTCTAAAATTTAAAAGTTTAAATTTTCGTATCCATATTTTAGTAAAGCAGCATGTATTGGTCTAGGGTTTCTTATTAATTCACTTTGATTAAAATATTCCCCTACTCTTTTTTTTAAGTTTAAACCACTTCCCACATAAGTATTATTATTTAATTTATTAACTCAACGATAAATACCTGATTTGTTACTATTATCCGTAAAAATATGATTTTTACTTAATAATGCATTTTCAGAATATTTAACCGGAGTTACCGCACCATAATTAGAGCTATAAGAATTATTTTTTAAGTTATTATTCATGATTTAATTAAAATATACAATTTTTTTTTAATATATTAAGAAAATGTAGGGTGTCTGTAGTCGTTGGACGATTTTACCGAGACCCCCGCAAGCTTGCGCAAGCTTGCGGGGGGGGAAGATAAACTTCGCTTCAAATCTACTTACAACTAGGTATAAGTAATTTTTGAAATTAACCCTATTAAAAACAATGGTTTTAAACATTGAAGGACAAACATCCCAGCTATTAATAAAATGTGTATTTTAATACAATCGTAGTACGACTTGTTATCATAATCATTATTATTTCCATCTTTCACAAAATGGTCCAGACTATTTCTTCATTTTCTTGGTTATATATATTATAGAACGTAATGATAAATATAAGCTATAAACAACCAACGCTGAAGTATATGATATGAATACAAAAAAAAAATAAAATTACTTTATTGCCATTGCATCCTTTCAGATGAGGCTTGACTATATCTTAAGCTTGCGCCAACCAACATTTAGTCGATGAACTGCACACCATTATTCCTTAGAATACTTGGTGCTTGGCTGCGGATAACCCATTACTAATCATTAATCAATCACGATTTTACCATACCTCGAGTCATTACCTGAGCCATAGGATACATATTACTATTCCTACTTGGTTGTGATTGCTTTAGGGTGTTCCCGCAATTTGATGGTTTATAGCAGAAGGTTCACTTCTACAAAAAGGCTGTACATACAACCTTATCATTCTATGTCTGATAATTCAAGATTCATCTTTGCCATTCCGAGTCTACATACTCACCGATAAAGTCTCTACGACCCCCCGATATATACAAAGTAAAATGTTTATTTTTTAACAAGTTTATTTAACTTATCATAAAATTTTAAACATCTTGCCTGAGATTAAGTTCTGTACCTGCGAAGATGTTACTTAAATTGCCTACTATTATAGGTTTCGCAGAAACTGAGGTCTCTTGCTTGCACCAGCTATCCGATATAGCTAGGCTTATTAAGAGACCATATCCCTTGAATAATCTTATTTAATTTATATTATTCAAATATAATATAATTTAGTATTTTTGCTTATATATTGCCCTCCTTCCTTTGATTACGCACTGCTTTGCAGTAAATTTCATTCAAATACAAAATTTATTAACAATATATAAATAAAATGCTGAGTGTCTATAGTCGTTGAACGTTTTTATGAGCTTAATAGAGCTTCGCTCCGCAGGAGCCTAGCCCAGGACTAGTCCTGGGCGAAAGGTCAAATTTGAGGAGCCATAAACTTCGCTTCAAGTTTACTTACATCAACTAGGTATAAGTAGTTCTTGAAATTAACTCAATTTTTCAGCTATAATAAAAAACTTAATATTTAATATAGAAGGGACAAACATCCATAATTTAAAAAACAATCTGTTTAGTACATTCGTAGTACGACTTGTTATCATAATAATAATTATTTCCTTATCTTACAACAAGGTCCAGACTATTTCTTCATTTTATTTGTTTATATGTATGAACGAAATGAATAGCTACATAACAACCTACGTTGAAGTATAGCAAAAATACTAAATTATAAATCATTCTTTCAAATGGGGCATGACTATACCTTAAGCTAATATTTTCTTTATTACTAATGAATAAAGAAAAACAAAGCCAACCGCCATCTAGTCGATGAACTGCATACCTTATTTTCTGGCGAAGCACTCCTTCGGAGTAGCCAAAGGCTCGCGCTTATTGAAAGAAAAGGATACTTGGCTGCGGATTACCCATTCATCATGTAGATCATACAGATAATCAATTTCGATTTTACCATACCACGAGTCATTACCTGTGCCACCAACTCTATTACTAGGTTAGTTTGGTTGAAATTGCTTTAGGGCCTTCCCGCAATTTGACGGTTTTGCCGTCGCTCGCTTCTTCCTAAAAGCGAAGAAGAAACTAAAAATTTTCGCGACGACTAGCAGATGGTTCACATCTACTGACTGGCTTACTACGAAGTACTGTAATACTTACCAGCTATCTAGGTCAGTTTTGTCTTTCACTATACTTACCATAGTTCTTCGGATATCTTTGCTACGATACAGATTTTCTCTTTAACCTTAATATTAAGGTAAAGCTAAGAAATTTCTCCCTAAGTAGTTTAAACTACCCATTTACAGGTAATATTGTTTATGTTTTATTCTCTTTATTAATTACTTTTTTTGCTACACGAAACGTTTTCTTGATAAGCCTATTATCTGAAATTGCTTGCCCTACTGCATTCTTATGTACACCTAAAACTTTACTTGCTTCTGTCATACTGACATATTCTAAAATTTCCTTCGTTTTAATATTTTCAACTATAATAGGTACTCTATTAGCAGCCGAGGCATTAGCTGTTGAATTAGCTTTTCTTTTTTTAACTTCATCACTTAACACAAAATTTCTCATTTTAGTGGCCGCCACTAAAGAATCTTCAGTATGTTTATAACCTACTGTAGAACCAGCTTTTTCGACAATATTATATTCAGGTTTTATTTTATCTAAATAATATTGTTCACGTTCAAGTACATTTTCAGAAGCACAGTATTCTAGGATATACAACGAAAATCTAGAAAACCCATATTTTAAAAGCGCTCTATCTATAGGTCTATTGCTTTTTGCTAAAGAACGTAAACTATAATAACTATACATTCTAACGCTTAGGCTAACAGAACTTCCAACATATTTATTTCCGTTTTCATTATTTATTCAAAGATAAACACCTACTTTTTTACGGTTATCTGCTAAAATTTGCACTTTTTCTAAATCAGCGTCGTTATATTTAACTATAGGGCATAAATCCAACATAACTGTGTCATTTAATTTTAAATTTTTCATTGTTTGTATATATAAGTAGGTTTTTAGGAATCAGATGCCTCCACAAAAAGCGGAGTCTTTCCCCCAAAACCAAAACCAAGTACGGCGCCGTAGGTATCTATTTTCACTCGTCCATGCGCTTACAAGGCCCGCTCAGGGTTTCACACCTGAGCGAGGATCTTTCAACCTACATCAATGCAGCCACAAGCCTCTTGTCGCAATTTCGAACTGTTTGTTTGGCTCTTTTACTTATTAGTGCCTTCTGTGGTCTCGTTTATCCCTACTAACTGTATAAGGAACTTCTAAACCTTTATACAGCAGATGCAATCTATTAAAGAAAGGACTGACACTTAATTAAGGAACGCACATTAACCTGTTTACCATTTATTTAACCACCTACAATATTAGTATAAAAAAATAAGAGAATTTCACTGAAATGTTCCAGTAGTACATAAAATATATTACCCTGCAATGTTTCCATTGGGGCTTGACTATATCTTAAGCAATCTTTTAGTGGATTATATACACACCTAAAAGAATGCCTATCTCCTTATAGTCGATGAACCTTTTTCATTTTTAGTAATGAAACTTGGATGCGGATTGCCCATTCTACTTTCGTAAATCAATCTTGATTTTACTATATCGCGAGTCATTACCTGCGCCCTTAATTATATCTCTATATTAAGTTAGTTAAGATTGCTCTTAGGGGTTCCCCGTCAATTTGAAGATATGTTGCAGAAAGTTCACTTCCACATGGGCTAATAATAAGAGCTTATCCTTATTTTTGCTACCCGTTCGGACTTTTGTGATCCTGACTATAGTAAGATCACCTAGCTTCGGGTCTAACTTTAGACACTAATTCATTTTTGATCATCGGTTTAGCTACGCAAATTGCTCGCATCTAATGTTAACTTGGTGACCCAATTGGGATAGGTAGGTCCTCTCGGACTTTCCCCCCCTTAGAACCGTGCGTGCGACTTTCACCGCACACGGCTCGTGCAATCATACTCTAGAGAATTTCTATCCCTCGTTTTGGAGAGTCGTTCCTTCTCTTTTAGCCAATGATGATAATATTAAGAATTTTGTAGAATTATTTTTCCCCTTTCTTTCTTAGTTTTTTCTTGGTTTTTGGAATATTAATCTTAAACCTTTCTAAACTTGGATTTCCATGAGTAATTTGTTTGTGACATAATTCATGTAATGGTACAATGTTTTCGAGACTATATTTTCCACCAGATTTCTTTGGAATGATGTGATGCAATTCCACACTCTCTTCGTTGTGCAAGGATTCATTACAAAGTGGACATTTTTGTTTGAATAACTTGTACACCAGTTGTCTAAATTTAGCTTCTATGATTTTCTCTCTTCTTTCATTAAAATATTCTAAGTGTTCTATGATATATGGATTTTTATCCAATTTCAGAGGTCTTAGTATAATTATTGAAATTTCCCCAAGGTTTATTAATTTCTCGGTTCTGGATACTCCTCAGTTCCATTTTCGGGTGTCTGTTTGAACCATATATTTGAGAACAGTCTTTCTTATTGATCCTTTGTGTCAATAGGATCATTTAAGCATTTTTTGGTAAATTCAGTGATCAATTGAAATAAAAACTTCTTGAGTGTGATAAGAGATTCTTTTATGTTCTCCTCATCCCCTTAATATAGGATTTAATTCGGATATAATTTTTCTGATTGGCTTATTCATAATAATAATATTATTGATAGCGCTTTTCAGTCTTCTTATCCCTTTAATTGACGGTTTGATTATTAGTACTGTTTCCTGATCTGTTTTTTTATTTAATCTAGAATTTCATCCAAATCTTCGGATGTTAAACCCTAGGAAATCGAATCCAGTTTTGATGTGTGTGATCAGGGTTTTATTCTCATTAAGTTCTAATCCTCTTTCTTTTAAGAATTCTTTAAGAAGTTCCCGATTTTTAATTGCGATTTCTTGGCTTTTTCCAGTTATTATCATGTCGTCAGCATATCTTATGACATTTACTCCTGGACTTATTCCTTTGATTAGAGGATTAGCTCTTTTTATATATTTTTCTATACCATTTAGTGCAACATTGCATAATAATGGAGATATTACCCCTCCTTGCGGAGTTCCTGCATCTGTTTCCATATAATTAAGTTGTTCCATTACTCCAGATTTAAGCCATTGTTCTAGTATTATTTTATGACATATTGGTGTGTGCTTCATCAAAAATTCATGACTGATTTTATCAAAACATTTAGATATGTCAGCTTCTAATACTCAGGTAGGACTACTTTTTTTGTCTAGTAGACTTCTTATGGCAGTAATGGCATCTTGCGTTGATCTGAATTTTCTGAACCCAAATGAATTCGGGTCAGCTCTCGATTCAACCACAGGATCAACTCCTAGATGATATAGGGCTTGAACTGCTCTATCAAGAATTGTTGGAATTCCTAATGGTCTCAACTCTTTAGAGTTGGGTTTAGGTATTCATACTCTTCTTAATGGTTGAGCTTGATATTCTGTAGGATTTCGAACGATTTCCGCCAGAGTTTGTATTGCATTTCAGTAGTCTTTAGGACTTTTTCATACAATTCCATCTGTTCCAGCTGTTTTTCTACCCTTATTGGTTATTACTTTTCTAATTGCGAGAGCTTTAGCTTCGAAAGTATTAAGTAATTTTCATTGTAATAAGTACACTTCTTTCATATTTTCATTCAATGTAGCGATAACTATCTTCTCTTGAAGATCTTTAACTACTGCTTCTACCTTTTTTCAATTAATCAAATGTCACTCATTTTTGAATTCCTTCTTTTCGGTTTTCATCGTTGTACTAATATATCTTTTACCAACTGCAAGCTTGGATTTATTAAGTACAATCGGTCCTTTATTTCACATCTGTCCGCTACTTAACATTTTTATTATTATTTTTTTCATATTCATTGTTTTGTTAAATTTATTTCTATTATATTGAGTGGAGATATCATGTACTTGTTTCACTTGTATTATTTTCTAATTTAAGTGGCATTCATGATAAATGCAAAATTCTTAGCCGACTCTATTGTCGTTTAGTTATTTTTACAATCCTAACAACTTAACGAATTCTGTCGAAATCTTAGGCTAATTTAGGTTACCTACTCTTTACTGTGGTCGGCATTAACAACTCAGAAGTTAGATTTAAATTAATTGATTAAAAGTTTGGTAGTAATTAAGAATCAAAACACAAGTTTAACCGTCGATTTCTCGATACTGCTTTGTTTCCTTAACTGCTATGATAACAGTTTTGAACCCGGGCTGGTTTCTTGTATTTCAAGTTATTATAGTTACGATGACCACAATGTCTAAGTCAGCATCCTCTCGGATTAAGTTATAAAACTTTATCAGATCTATTATTAATCTGCATTCGCTTTTTAGACGTTCTTCTACCCCAAATCTTATATAACAATTTCTGATTTAGTCATTATATGTTACTTCTCTGCAGCTTTTAATTGGTTTTGCAAAACCATATTAAAGCTATAGTGTAGATTAGGGGCTTGCCAAGTTCATATACAGTTACCGTTACTAAATTCCTTAGAATGTATGCTTTACTCCGTATCACATTTGTTCCATTCCATATCCCAGCATAAGAAAGATATGTCGTGATATAACCCGAGGGTTCACCTTTTACGAAGCCTCGATGCATATTCACTTTCGTTCATCATAGAATTTATTACCCTAGCACTCCGACCCTATTTCTAGGATGGGATATTGTTACATTGTTTCCATAGCTCCAAACCAGATGATTACTCATTTCGCCTGTATGGATAGGGTCAAACTAATGGAAAAGTTTGGTGGAATTTCACCACATTAACTGTGTACGCTTTCTTGTCGCACTTATGCAAAAGGTACGCTCTTGCCTTAGCTCGAGCTGCTTATAAAACTACTATTTCAACCCGTTCCCTCACGGTACTTATTCACTGTCGCTTATGTATTATATTTAGCCTTAGAGGAAGGTTCCCCTTAAAATTTAAACAGATTTGTATCCATTTTACTTATTTAAATACTCTGTGGTATATAGGCTACTCTACTTTCATTCACACTAATTGTAGAATCTCGTTTGATTTTTTTTCCTGAAGCTACTAAGATATTTCAATTCGCCTTCGTTTATTATTTAATTTCTCTAAGAGTTTATATGTTTATACATAAATTTTAAATATTATACAACTCTTTAATACATAGCTTATTAAGGGATCCTTAATAGTCTCTTTATATACTTATTTAGATTAAATATAAACATTTTTCTATATCTAGTACATTATGTCACTATAAATTTTTGTCTCGGATTATTACGATTCGAACGTAACTCATCTGCATCCCAATTGCAGCGCCTAACCTCCCGGCCCTAATCCGTTTTCCATCTTATAATCTGTGCTTGTGTGCGAACGATAAATCTATTATATCATATAAAAAAATTTAGATTAATTAATCAAATTAAACAGGGCCAGGGCCCCTGGAATTAACAAATGAGTTAATATGATGATTCTCATTTTAGATTCGAACTAAAATAGGAAAATTAGAAGTTTTCTGCTCTACCCTTGAGCTAATGAGAACTTATTATATTTAATTACAATAAATATAATATTTACAGAGAATATGGGATTCGAACCCATGATAAATTCAATTATAACTAGACTCAAGTTAGCCGCCTTAAACCGCTCGGCCAATTCTCTTTATTATATAATTATAAATTTTTATATCTTACATTTAATTATGTAAAATTCGATAATTTTAAAGTCTAATTTTAATTCTTTCAAGACTTGAACTTGAATATCATTCTTATCAAAAATGCATTTTACCGGTTAAATTAAAGAATCTGGTGGGCTCTACTTTCGCCTCCCTGACTTCTCCTCCTAACGAAGTATGGCAGTCCTCCTGCCGTAGGAGGCAGGAAGGAGGGTTCCCGACCCATTAAAAAAACAGATGGATCCCTGTTTATGGCTCTACTTTCACCTCTCTTCAAATATATTCCTGGCAAAGCACGAAGGAGTACACTTGACTCTCTTATCTTTTATGTCTTACCTACACTGACCGTTTTTACCGACATTGTAAATAGGTTTTTCTGGCTGCTGCTGCTGCTGCTGCCTGCCATACTTCTGGCGTAGCACAGAAGGCAGGAGAAGTGGGCCAGCCAGCCAGCCAGCCAGCGGGTAAGATTCCTTTTTATTTAAGAACCTCAGTAGTACACAGAAACATACAAAAAAATTCAAACAATATCTACAAAATGTCAGTATAAAATACCCCCTTCAAAACCCACATGGTGATTGTCTGTTAAATGGTAAGCATATATTCTTCATAGGGCTACAGCTAAAAATACGGATCCTACCATCACGTGTACAAATTTAATTATCAATAATTCACATTAATGATTAACCCTCCTTCTGCCTGCCGTAGGAGTAGTCAGGACTGCCTCCTACGAAGTCAGTCCTTCCGTAGGAGGAAGGAGAAGTCAGTCCTCCTCCTCCTGCCTACTAACGAAGTATGGATCCTATCAGGAAGGAAGGAAGGACTGCCATACTTCGTTAGGCTACGAAGTCAGTCCTCCTGCCGTAGGAGGCAGGAAGGAGGAGTAGTCAGGAGAAACTTAACATAATCTAAGCATAAAAATAACGATTGATAATTGTTTGTTATATAGGAAAATACCTATGTTCAATAGTTCACACTATTGTTCAGACTATATCATCTAAACAATATGCAATATATTGTTCAGTAAAATTTGTATTACAGTATATTACTGTAAAGTTAGTCGTTGAACCTTTAGATCTTACAATTATACGTAATATATAATATCTAATTGGCTGCATATTTTCTACATTTATAGATCTTCATGCAATTAACCTTATTTTCTGTTAAATTTTATACGTAATACTTATATTACTATTTACAATAAAACGGGGCCTACACATATTAATTTTATAGAATTCTACTACTATTCATTCCAGATTTTAAAGATTTTATTTTTTTTACACCTTCTAAAGTTAAATGTTCTTTAGTTATCACCAGGTTAGCTATTTTACAAAAATCATTGTAATCTAAAGATTTGACACCTTGTAAAGGGTATTTACAAAAAAAAGGTATTATTTTATCTTTAATGTCAGTAAATTTGTATACAACAAACGTTACAGCAGTAGGTCTTGTTGAAACTTTTTCAATACTACCACAATCTAAATAATCAATAATTTTAGCTAATAACCTTTCATCTCTTACATGTTGAGTAATTAAGAAAGTCATAATAATTTGATAACCCGTTAAAGTTTTAGCTTTTTTAGTGTTAACATAAAAACAACCCTCTCCGTCTGTAAAACCTGTCAATCAATTAGGATGAAAATCACCCTCAAAATTAATTAAAGGACGATCTACAGGGTATACATCTGAAGCGGGAAAACTAATTTTGAATTTATCAGATAAACCTATATTCATGGATGCTTTTATTCCTATTATTTTATAAATTCCTTCAATATTAGATTGCACTTTTAAATCTAATAAATTAATAGCCTGTTTAAATAAAAGATAATCAGCTCTTTTTTGCGTTATTAACGGGTATTTATCAAAATGAGGTATAATTACCTTTAAAATATCCCTAACAGATTGAACACTATAAACTATAGTATTTCTATCTAAACGTTCACTTATTATACCTAGACCGAAATAATCTTTTATTCTTCTTAATAAAATTATATCTCTACTGTGTAACTCTATTCTAAATTCAGGAATTACACTTCAACCTGATTTAGCTGTACTTTTCTTAGAGACTTTAAGACTAAAACTAGATTCAGCGTCGGCAAAACCAGTAACTCAGTTAGGGCAAAGCTCTACATCTTTTACTTTTATGGTTGAATAAAATCTTTTATTTATTACACTTAAACTTTTACTGGGACGCTTCGCTCCAGACGAGTGTATAGAATGAATATTAGCGTTATAGTTAAAAATTAACAAAACTAAGCCGTGAAAACCTGTACCAAAAAAAAAACATGTCCCAAAAGCACCATCACTAATTGTAAAAGCTGAAACACTATATTCTAACCCTTGGACAATTAATGTTAACACAAGGCTCTGAACCTTGCTTCAAGAATTTACATTCTTGTTCAGACTATATAATATGTACAATAATAAGCTATCTGTACACCAAAGTTCCTAATAAATAAGGAAAACAACTTAAAGGTAAGTACCTCTTAATGAAGGCACAAGCTCTAAAACAGCTGTTTTCTACTTCACCTAAGCACTTCATTATATTATAATTTGTTCTCCTAGCTTACTCCATTAAAAATAACAGAAAGCAAGCTCTCCTCCTAATCCTAATCCTAATCCTAATCCTAATCCTTATCCTAATCCGGAGGATTAGGATAAGGATATGGCAGGACTGACTTCTCCTCCTTCCTGCCTCCTGCCTCCTGCCTCCTGCCTCCTGCCTCCTACGGCAGGAGGCAGGAGGCAGGAGGCAGGAGGACTGACTTCGTAGCCTAACGAAGTATGGCAGTCCTTCCTCCTACGAAGTCAGTCCTTCCTGCCGTAGGAGGAAGGACTGACTTCGTAGGAGGAAGGACTGACTTCGTAGGAGGAAGGCAGGAGGCAGAGTAAATAAAAAAAATTATTTTTTTCATCGCTGCGCTTATCCAGAGGATTAGAAAAAAAGAAAGCTAAACCTCCTGCTGCGAAGCTAGCGAAGCCGCAGCGAAGCCGGGATTTATATTAGTCGTTGAACCTTCCTATTTAAAATTATCTGTAATATTTAATTAGAATTGGCTGCATATTATCTTGTTATTAGGTTAACTTATACTTTAGGCTTAAAAATGTATTAGCTACAGTTTAAGCTAAAAACCAAAAATAACAAGGTTTTCATGCAATTGACTTTGTTTTTTTCCTTATAATTCGACATAATAGTTTATTTAGATATTTATGCGTAACGAAAAGGAAAGGCCTACCTTGTATACTTTTTTTTTATTTTTGACTATTTTTTTCATTACTGCGCTTATCCAGAGGATTAGAAAAAAAAAGAAAGCGTAACGAATCCTTCAGAATTAATTTATCACTCTACAGCTATTCATCCCCGATTTTAAAGAATTTATCTTATTAATACCTTCTATTGTTAAATGACCTTTAGCTTCTATTATATTAGCTACCTTGACAAAATCTAAAAGATCTCTATTTTTTATCCCTTCTAAAGGATTAGTTTTAAAATGAGGAATTATTTTTTCTTTAATATCACTAAATTTATTTACCGTAAAATTAACTCCGTCAGGTCTGGTTGAGGCCTTCTCTATTCTACCACAACCCAAATATTCAATAAATGTAGTTAAGAAATTCTCATCTCTTACATGTTGAGATATAGATAAAACCAAACTAACACTAAAACCTGTAGAATAATTTTTATTTTTTAGTGATTTGACATAAAAATAACCCTCTCCGTCTACAAAACCACTTAGTCAATTAGGATCTGGGATAACTAGATCACTTATTTCTGGACGAGGTTCAGGTAAGATTGAAGGGAAGTGAATTTTTAATGTATCTGATAATCCATTATTCATAGATTTTTTTAAACTTAAAATCTTACTTATTCCTTCAATACTAGATCGTGATTGGCCACTTAATAATAAACCGATAGCTTGTTTAAATAAAAGATAATCTGCTTTCTTTTGAGTTATTAAAGGATATTCATCAAAATGAGGTATAATAACATTAGCTATAGTACGTGCAGACTGAACTGTATAATATACCTGATCTCTAGTATGACGTTCGCTAACTACTCCTACACCGAAAAAGGAATGTATTTTTCTTAATAGTAATAAATCTCTACTGTGTAAGGTTATTTGAAATTCAGGTACAACATTTCAACCTGAACGTGTAGCACTACTTTTAGAAATTTTAAGGCTAAAGGTCGCTTCTGCATCTGCAAACCCTGTAACTCAATAAGGAGAAAGCTTGGATTCTTTTACATCTACTCAGGTTGAGTAAAGTCTTTTGAATTTAAGTGCCCCTTTTGATTCATGATGAACCGAGTTGTCGTTATTACTTGAAGATCTTTTTGTATAGTCAAAATAAAAAAAAAGTATATTAATATAATTTAAGCCTGTAAAAATAAACGCCAAAATTACAGTAGCTATGGAACCATTTAGAGATCCTTTTCTATCCCCTTTAATTAAAGAATGATGAGCGTATGTTACTGTTGCCTAATCTCAAAATAATAGGTTATTTATATTATTATCTATGTAATTCATATTAATTTAAGATTTACCCTTAAATATAGCTATAATTTATTAATTGTAAATTTAATATGAATCCTTGTATCTCATGGTTTTTTACCCCTCGGTACAGACCCGGGTCCAGAGACCCGGGTCGAAGGATGAGAAGAGATTCCGACTGTACATTAAGCAGCGTTTCAGCCACCCATGATGAACCAGTCTGTAGCGATCTCTATAAAAATCGACGGTCTGGACTTGTAACATTGATCTTTGACCGTTAACATCATCTCCTATGTTTTAAATAGTATTTTTTTTATAGAATTGTATACTATATAACAATAGGTTTATAAAAAAAGATTAAATAAATAGAACCTTTTAACCAAATAGTACATCTTAGACTTTTTTTATTCCATATTATTAATTTTATATCTAAAAAAAGGGTGCATAAATGGTGAAACAATAGGTACCAAAATATGTAAATTAGATTTAGGTATATATAAACCATATTGATTTAAAATCCCTGTTTTAACTATTGATACCTTTAACTTATATTTAGTAGTTAAAATTTCTACTAGAAATTTAACTTCAGACAGAGTAAAGTTATCTGTACATAATCTAATACCCCTGTCTTTAATTCAAGTTCCATCGTCCATGATTCAAATTGCTAAAGCAACAGGAGATAAATATTGCTCTATTCAACAAGGAAGAGCTTTTTTACCTTTACTATAAAATCCTTCATATATTCAGTCAAAAGAACTAAAAGTAAAAGTACGGAATCTACAATAATAAACTAATTCACCAGCGGATCTACCTAATCTACTTTGAATTTGAGGTATATTTTCTTTACAGTAACCATGTTTAAAAATTTGTGCGTGAAGTCATACTAAATATTCAATATGATCCCCTTTTTGATAAAAAACAAATCTATACCCATCTTTACTTTTTTCCATCGAACCATCTCCTAATAGAGATCCTACCATAATACTCAATACTTCATAATTATGGGGGCCTATACGTTTAAGAGAAGAAATTCTACTAGAATTGAAAGGTAATACAGGCATAGATGAATAAAATCTCTTCTGGTTTAATGGCCCTATTTTAGATTCTCTATCTATAATCTTATTTCATTTTGGGCGCACGGGCGGAAAAGCACCACTTGACAATAATATTACTGTGTTCAATAAAGGTAATTCAAACAATTTATTATACTGTTTTGTATAGCATAGAGTTGTGGAAGTGTGGTCTTATAAGACTTAAAAATTTATTTCTTGAGGAAGCTCTGATATATAGTCTATTTCTACTATGAATAGATGTTTCTAGTTCTCAATTATCATATAATACAGCTTGTAACAATTTTACATCTTCTAAAGTAAACCCACTTGTATTAAGTATATAGCCTGATTTATGATTATCTCCATCATCCATAGCTCAATAGGCTAAACTTTTTTCTGTTAACAAACTACCTATATTTAAAGGCACTATTTTTTTCCCTTCAATATAGAACAATTTGTGTAGTTCAGTTATAGATGTTAGTTGACGAGTTGTAAAGTAAACTGAAGATGTGTCAAATGCTTTTCTTTCTGCAGTTTTTATACTTGCACTTGCTGTACATAAATATTGAAATTTTTCAAACAAATGTTCAATATATTCTTTATGAATAATTGATTGTTCAAATCTCATTGAAGCATTTTCATTATTTTTTCTAGATATAAACAGATCTCCTAAAATTAAACCGTATAAGATTTCATAATCTTCTCTGTTTATTAAAGGTAAACTACTCTTACTATAACCTTTTGTTATAACAGTCCTTACTCTTGCACTTGCACTTTTTGTACTTTCTGAGCTGGATTTTGTTGAAAAGGTAAGTTTTTCAAACTTTCTATATTACATCTAATTACTTAGACGATTAGATCATATCATATATAAATATACCTAAAGGTAGCCGTAGGGTAGACTTATTAGCATTAAATCTTATAATAACTAACAGTCAGCCTACTCCTGCCGTAGGAGGCAGGAATAACCTATTAATTATTTGTCGATTCACCTTTAATTAGCATCAGGGAATATAATAATTTACTATTATATGCAGGTGGAATAATTAATTATATAAAAGGTTGCTCTAGGTAACTTATATAAGGGCGTTTGATCGTTGAAGTTCAACTATAAATCTTAGAATTCAAATAAGTTTATATAGAATTAAATACTGAGCTTGCGCCCCCTAAATAGTATTTTAACGTTAAGATTTATAGATAAAACCTGCGGATTGTTTAAAAGATAAATATTATATTTTAATAATATATACCTGATATATACATTATTCTTTTAAATGTTCCCGCAATTTGCCCTTTTTGCATCGATCGACTTGCGATGTCCCCTTGAATTACTTACCAAAAGGATTAACAGGTTCGATACCTAAAGGAGGTCATTGAGCCCCTAATTCTACTGCAGGTGTTAAAGCACTCGCTTTATTTATTACTATATAAGCAAATAATTTTTTTGTTTTTAAATTTATGCACTATTACGTTATGTAACCTTTAGTATTTTCTATTTTTATTCATTCTTCCTTTTATTTTTTTTACTTCATCCAATCCTTCTCTAGTTAGATGTGTTTTATCTTTAATTATTAAAGCCGCTTTTTTGAAATCCTCAAATTCCTTGGACTTTATACCTTGTAATTTAAATTCTTCAAAAATAGGAAGAATTTTTCCATAAACATCTGAAAACTTTTCGACTATAATTTCACCATAACCAGGCTTAGTTATGTATCTACCACAACCTATAGTACAAATTATACTTTCTAATAAATCTTTATCTCTTAAATGTTGAGTTAAAATAAATCTTAATCAAACTGTTTCTCCTAATTTAGATAACAAGGATTTTTTTAATGCTATAAAAAAACACCCTTCTGCGTCAGTAAAACCTGCTAATCAATGTAAACTTTTTATTTTTTTATCGTAAGCTTTTGGTTTTAAAGCAGGAACTACATCAAGGAAAGTTAAGCTTAATTTCTCCGATAATTCTTCACTATTTAGTGACGCTTTAATAGAGATAATTCGATTTAAACCTTCTAGACTTAAATGTTTTTTATCTCTAATTAGCTCTACTACTTCCTTAAATAGTAGAAAATCTAATTGTTTATAAGTTAATAAAGAGAATTTATCAAAATGGTTAATAATAACATTTAAATCATTAATACCTGATACTCTATATTGTACAGATTCTTCTCCTAATTTTGTAATATTACCTACATTAAAAAATAACTTTATTTCTTCTAATAAAGCAAGATCTTTTATATGTACACCCACCTGAAAGATGGCTTTGACTTTAAAATTGGTTTTATATTTAGAATCTGGACTTACACCTACAAAAAAACAACCCTCTCCATCAATAAACCCACTAACATAGTAAGGATTTAACTTAGAAGACGTAGCATAGCTAGAATACCGGACTTTAGAAGAATAAAAATGGTGAGGCCTCACAAAACACATTTTTTGGTTAAATACATAATTATTATGCATAAATACCAAGTTTCCTTGGCACTTAGAGTACACCTTACCACACCCGAATGGTGTGGAGAAACCGTCTACTCGTTGCTCTTTTACAGATATGAGACTATCTGACTTAGATCCGCGATTACCCATTCATTGGTTTATACCAATAATCTCTAATGATGTTACTATGCCTTTAATCATTAATAAAGCCACTTTAAAAGTTTCCTTAAAAAGCTTAGTTATTAGAGCTTTAGGGAGTCCCCGGAGTTTGGTTTCTATTCACAATGCTTTACCATGAAAATAAGCTCAGAAAATGGCCATAAAGAATAAAGCTTCAGATACTATAAATAAAATAACACCTAAAATTAATCCTTTTTGTACTGCCGTAGTGTGATTACCTAAAAAAGTCACTATGTTAATAATATATCACTATATTAATCGGACTATATCTTATTTAATGGGTTAAAAAAAATAACGCATAAAATTTTTACGTGTAGTCTCTGAGGATCCTACTGGGATAATTATACGTCCTTTGGTTTCCTGCTGATTGTCTTATATTATAAGATTTTCCAGCAAATAGTAAAATTTTAAGAGAGCACTTTATAATACATATCTTTAATTTTTTTTATATAAATCTTACTAACTTGTGTAGCGAAGCCGCCTAATATCGGTTAGCTAAAAAAAAAATAAAGCAACTAAACTTGTGTAGCCTGAGGCTCAGCCTCAGGCTCCGCGTCTAACTCTATTAAAGATCTAATCTCTAATCTCCCTTTTTTAGTAAGATGTTCTTTGGATATTATCATATAGTAAACAGTACTTCATTTATTATAATTATATCATTTTTCACCTAATAAAGGATATTTTTCAAAATAATTTATAAGTAACTTGGTATTTTCTATAGATGTTACAGACAAAGATAATACCTCTGAATGTGATTTATTACTATTATAACTTTTAACATTACATCTTAAAAACGAGGCTAAATTTTTCATAAAAGGTAACATATCTGAAGATGTAGGCTTATCATATGCACGTTGATCTAATCTAAATTTTAAACTTACACTTTCACTTACAGATCTTTTACGAGTATTTGATTTAGGTTTACTTTCCACATATTTAATACCAAAATGCCCATCTGCTTCTGTAAAACCTGTAAGTCAACTATTATCTCCAAAATCAGAAGTATCTAATAAACTTTCTGCTATATTTAAGGAATATTTAAGATTAAAAGATTTAATCAAGTCATTAAATCTTTTATTTTTAGGTGTTCTTAGTTTACCATGCATTAAGTTAATACAAAGAAGAGTTCCTTCTTTATCTCCGATAATATAACGAAGTGTATTAGTTCCTGAAGTTTGAAAACGACCTATACCCCCTAATTCTGACTGAAGAAAAACATACATACCTACATTATTAACATGTGTAGTAAACACTATTCTAGGATTAAGTATTCTATTCATTGTTGTAGTTCCTAAACCAGGAATAGATATAGATCCATCACCCTCTAAAAGACCTGCTAAGTAATAACCTAAACTATTTTTATCCTTTTTATAAAGGAAAGATTCCCCTCTAGGGTTTAAGTGTAAATTTGAATTATAAGTACTTAAAGCTTGTTTTACATCTTCAATAGGAAGAGCTTTAGCTGTATTTAGATAAAAAAAATTAAAAATATCTTGTATTAACCGCAATGTGCCGGTACCCTCACTTATAATATCACGAAATCAAAATGCCATAGAAACTACTAACATAACTAAAGCTAAATTATATATATTAAATGAACCACTAAAACTTTGCATAGACAACGCCCCACTTGAGGTTAAACCAAGTAAACTGGCACTTGTTAAAAAAGGTCAAAGCGAAGGAGATACTAAATGATAAGGGTGATCTTGAAAAATACTCCGTACTGATAGACTCATTTTACCTTTTACTTATTTTTTTCATACATAGTATATAATTAAAAAGAAAATATCTGCTCTTGAGAGATAGGTGACTTGAACACCTAACCTGCCGCGTGTAAAACGGTTGCTCAACCATTGAGCTAATCTCCCTTATATTTAGTTTTTCGGTTTTATTGTTATAAATATTGCTGCTCCTCCTGGCCAGCCGGCTGGCTGGCTGGCTGGCTGGCTGGCTGGCTGGCTGGCTGGCTGGCCCACTTCTCCTGCCTCCTCCTGCCTGCCCCGCCCCCCAAAAATCCTGCCGTAGGAGGAGGCAGGCAGGATGGCAGGCAGCAGCAGCAGCAGCAGCAGCAGCAGGAAATTAATTAATAATTTGAGGCAGTCCTGGCTTCCTGCCTCCTACGAAGCCAGCACTCCTCCTGCCTGACTTCGTAGGAGGCACGAAGTCAGTCCTGCCATACTTCTGTGCTACGCCAGAAGTATAGGAGGAAGGACTGACTTCTAATCCTAATCCTAATCCTAATCCTAATCCTAATCCTAATCCTAATCCGGAGGATAAGGATAAGGATAAGGATATGGAAGGACTGACTTCGGACGGACAAAAATCTCTTAAATTTAATAATTTACTACTTTGTGGTGGCGCCTCCTCCTAACGAAGTATGGCAGGAGCAAGCTCGGGTAATTAATAAAAAAAGGTATTACATTTTCATATACTGTTTGAAAATTATCTGTTCTTATTCTAACTACATCTCCGGATTTTTCCTCTCTTAATACACCAAAACCTAAAAATTATATAATCAACCCTGACTACGTAGGCCTAGCACAGGCGCTAGTCCTGGGCGAAAGGTTGAAATAATAATAAATCTCTGGAGTGTTGTGTAAGACTAAATGTCGATGTAACTCAATAACCATTTTTACTTCTATTTGTGCTGCTCCTTGGCCTGCCTAGCGAAGCTATGCCTGCCTTGGCCTGCCTAGCGAAGCTATGCCTGCCTTGGCCTGCCTAGCGAAGCTATGCCTGCCATACTTCGTTAGGCTACGAAGTCAGTGGCAGGCCAAGGAAGGAAGGAAGGAAGGAAGGAAGGAAGGAGGAGGACAGCATGACCTTTATTTTCTATTTCATATATACTTCCAACACCAAAGAATTATTTAATTCTATATAATAGATCTATATCTCTAACATGTTGTTCTATAGCAAATCTAGGAACTACTTGTCAACCTGTTTTATTTTTAGCTTTACAAATAGATACTAAAAAAGATGCTTCACCATCACTGAACCCTGTTACTCAATTAGGGTGTAATGTTAAATTTTTAGCATTAGTACTATAAGATCTAGTATTAAATGATAAACTTATATGTTTTTTACTTTTATAAAAACTTTATACTGCACTGCTACTATTTACTCGTATTAGGTTTAATTGTTATTACTATACTTCCAACCATGGCTAATAATAATATAAAACTAGCTAATATTAACCACATATTGTAATTAGTATATAATACATTACCTATACTAGTAATATGACTATTTTCGATTAAATTACCATCTCATATCTTACTTGTTACAAAATATATATCATCATTATATAAATTTAAATTTATATTTTTATTGTTCAGATTTAAAGAAATATTTTGTAAAATATGATTTAAATTATAATAATTATTTATAATAGTAATATTATAAGGTAACAGTTGGAAAACAGGATAATTAAAGGATATTGCTATAGCAATCGCTAAAAGTATACTATTACTAGTATTACTTTGTAATTCACTAATTCTAATATTTATTAACATCAAAATAAATAAAAATAGTATTGAAACTGCTCCAATATAAACTATTAAATAAGATAAACCTATAAAACTTAAACCTAACATAATTAAATAACAAGAAATACTTGCAAATAAACCTATTAAAAATAAAACAGATACAATCACAACCCAAAAAAAAAGTTAAAATATACATTTTCTTTTACTTATTTTTCTTCCGTAGGAGAAGCCATACTTCGTTAGGCACTCAATTTTTAGAAAACAAAATTCAAAATCGTTTCACACACACCCTTTAGTTTACTAGGAAGAAGAGAAGCACGCCATACTTCGTTAGGCTACGAAGTCAGGACTGATGAAGTCGAATTATCCTTCTTTGGCGAAGCTTTAACACACATAATTTAATCTGTTGAACCGGTATCTTCTGAAGGTATATTTTCTTCCGAAGGACTACGTAGTCAGGACTCCTTCCTGCCTCCTGCCTCCTGCCTCCTGCCTCCTGCCTCCTGCCGTAGGAGGCAGGAGGCAGGAGGCAGGAGGCAGGAGGCAGGAGGACTGCCATACTTCGTTAGGAGGAGAAGTCAGTCCTTCCTCCTGCCGTAGGAGGCAGGAGGAAGGACTACGTAGTCAGGACCGCTATTTAATAATTGACGTATTTTACGAAGTTTATTTAATCCCTCTTCGGACGAAGTACCGTAGGCAAAATGTAATTTTTTGTCCATAATTTCTATAGCTTCCTTAAAATATAAAAAATCTATATATTTATAACCTACTACTGGATATTCCAGAGATAACAGAGTCGGTAAGAATTTATCTTTTAAATCTGACAATTTAGTAACTAAAAAATATATCCCTTCTCTATTTTCAGTTGTATACCCTCCTGCCATACTTCTGGCGTAGCACAGAAGGCAGGAGAAGTCAGGCACCCAAAATATTTTACAAAATATTCAAATAAGTCTTTATCTCTTATATGTTGAGATAGTGAAAATCTCAACTGTACTTGATATCCTGTTTTTACATACGCAGATTTATGATGATAAAACTACCCTCTGCTGAAATAAACCCTGCTTCCTTCCTCCTACGGAAGGACTGCCGTAGGAGTAGTCAGGACTCCTGCCATACTTCGTTAGAAGGCAGGAGAAGTCAGTCCTTCCTCCTACGAAGTCAGTCCTTCCTCCTACGAAGTCAGTCCTTCCGTAGGAGGAAGGACCCACTTCTCCTCCTAACGAAGTATGGATCCTACCAGGCAGGGAGGAAGGACTGCCTTGGCCTGCCACTGCCATCCATCCTTGGCCTGCCTAGCGAAGCTATGCCTTGGCCTGCCTAGCGAAGCTATGCCTGCCATCCTGCCTACTACGAAGTCAGTCCTTCCGTAGGAGGAAGGAGGAGGAGGAGGAGGCAGTCCTTCCTGCCTCCTACGGCAGGAGGACTGCCTCCTACGAAGTCAGTCCTTCCGTAGGAGGAAGGAGGAGGAAGGAGGAGGAGGAGGAGAAGCCATCAATTAGTGGCGTGCCTACTAGTATTAAATTTTGAGGTAAAGTTAAATCAGGTATTCTTAGCTCATTTTCTGACACAAGATCAGGAAAGCCTGCTTTTAATTCATCAGTAAGACCTTTATTCATTAAAGCTTTTATAGAGACTAATTTTAGTAAACCTTCCTTTGTTAAGTGTTCTTTGTTGTTTATTAAAAGAATAGCTTTTTTAAAATATAAAAAATCGAGATTTTTTTTAGTTATTAACGGATACTTATTAAAATGTTCTATTAGAATGAATAATTCTTTTTGAGTGCGTAGCTACCACACGGTATTGTATTCCGTCTTTTCCTCTAGAATAGACTTTTCCTATACCTAAAGTAGATTGGATATTTTTTAATATATTTTAGTCTTTCTTATGTAACCCTATTGAAAATACGTAAAGAACTCTAGCTTTTTTATTATCTTTTTTATCTATATCTCTAATACTTACTGAAAATGAACCTTCCCCTATTCCCGGAGGGAAAAAGCAAACCCTGTTATAAATCAGGGATTTAACTTCATAGATGTATCTAAACTACTCAAAGATTTCGTGTGATAAGATCTTATAGATAAATCCTTTAATGAATAAGGTTGAATCACATAAGTTTGAACTCTATATAGTTCTAGTTTCTCTCCTAACGAAGTATGGCGCCATACTTCGTTAGGCTACTGAAAAGGAAAACCTAGAAAATATAAAACCAAGAAAAATGTAAGTAATATTTGTGATATTTTTTATATACACAACTTTTAAAATTAATTCCTTTTTTTTAGACTGTAGAGTACACCTTAAATGCATTAAAATATTAATGCATCAACTACCGTCTACTCGTTGCTCTTTTACAGTAAAGCCATTGACTAATACTGACTTAGATCCGCGATTGCCTATTGTTATTTTTTATTTTTACCTGCAGCGAAGTAACCACCAAAGTAGTAAATTTTAATCCCTCCTCCTACGAAGTCAGTCCTTCCGTAGGAGGAAGGATGCCTTCCTGACTTCGTAGGAGGCAGGGATCGCCACCGTAGGGGTATAAAAAGCGCGAGCTGGTGGCCCCTTCGTCAGGTCTAAGCAGCGTAGCTTCCTTGGAGGCCTAGAGCAATAAAAAATAAATCATCTTTAGACTTATTACCATACCTGAGTGATTAGTTCAGCCACATATAGTCTTTCGGCTATAGCTTGGTATCTAAAGCTTTAAGGGGTCCCCGGAGTTTGATAGTTTATCCCAAATGTTTAGTCGTGTATTTTTTTTTTAACAATAGGATTTTTATTAATAATTACCAATATACCGCATAAAACAGCGAATAATGAAATAATATCTAATATATCTGTTATATAACCATTTGTGTATGTTTCATGTATAATTAATAAATTCTTCATATTTGTATTTTATATATATTACCTTCGCAAAGGATTACTCACAAGAGTACTCAGATTTGAACTGAGAATTTGGAGGTTGAAGCTCCCTATTTTACCCTTAAATTATACTCTTAAAAAAGCATACCACGGAAAAGAGGTGATTCGAACACCCATGTGTATAAACACAATATTTAGCAAATATCTTACCCTACCTATGGCTACTTTTCCTTAACTATAACCTTTATAATACTATTTTCGAATTAAATCGGGTTCGAACCGACATCTACTACTGTGACAGAGCAGTCCTTTACCAATTAAGTTACTAATTCCTAAAATTTTTAAAAGTTATTTAAAATACAACCAGTCGGAATCGAACCGACAACCTTTGGTTGGAAGCCAAACATTTTACCGTTAAACCATGGTTGCTTAAAGCAAGATTAGAACTCGTATAACAATAATTAAAAGTCATTTAAAATATAACCAGTCGGAATCTAACCGACAACTTTAGGCTAGAAGCCCCTTATTTTACCGTTAAATCATGGTTGTTTAATTTGAGGTATACAAGATTCGAACTCGTATAGGTGTGATTAAAAGTCACAAGCATTACCTTTATGCTAATACCCCCTTTTTTTAATTAATATAACGCCTCTATGATGAATCGAACATCTATCATGATCCTATAATCATTAAAATCTTAACTTAAAAGAATTAATTACGCCTCCGAGATGAATCGAACATCTATACGTACATTAACAGTGAACTGCTCTACCTTTGAGCTACGGAGACTTAAGATTTGTTCTGATTTATCATAAACCTTAAAAATTATATACTTACAAAATATCTCCTAATTATTAGCTTTCAACTATTTTAATAGTAACTAATTTACCTTCCTCTTTAAAACTAGAAGACATATGATTTTCTGATACAATAAAAGTTCTTCCTTCTCTTATTTCATAGTTAGAGGGCTGAGTTAAGAATTTATCAATCTCTATCATAAGTTGGTTACGATCTATTTTAGTTGTATTTGAAGTAGATAATCGGCCATTACTCATTTGGCTAACGATTCTCTCTATTAAAAATCGACCTTCAGGTAAGTACTGAAACCCTTTTTGTGCTGCTCCTTCCTCCTGCCATACTTCGTTAGAAGTCAGTCCTCCTCCTCCTGCCTTCTAACGAAGTATGGATCCTACCAGGAAGGAAGGAAGGACTGCCATACTTCGTTAGGCTACGAAGTCAGTCCTTCCGTAGGAGGAAGGAGGAGAAGTCAGGAGCCACCACCCTGTTAATCAGTTTTTAATTATTCTATAATGATTAATAGGCATAGTGTAATCAATTCTTTTAGTGTTCATCTTATCTATAATACCTAAAACTAGAGGCTTTAACGTTTTTAGATCTCTATTTGGTGAGGCGGCCACTCGTTATAAACCATGAAAGCTTGTTTAAAACCTAAAAAATATCTTTTTTTTATTCCTCACCCTCCTCCTTGGCCTGCCACTGCCTCCTCCTCCTCCTGCATCAGTAGTCCTTCCTGCCTCCTGCCTCCTGCCTCCTGCCTCCTGCCTCCTACGGCAGGAGGCAGGAGGCAGGAGGCAGGAGGCAGGAGGACTGACTTCGTAGGAGGAAGGATGGCAGGCATAGCTTCGCTAGGCAGGCCAAGGCAGGATGGATGGCAGGAAGGGGGTAGTCAGTAAAACCAACAAATCATTCTATAAATTCGGATGATAGGGAAAATTGTTCCTTACTATCTTTCTTAACTTCTACTAAACCGTTTAACTCTAAATTATTTATACCGGAACCTCCTAATCCTTCGCATACGGATGAAGAATATTTTACACTATAATTTGAAAATGAGGATTTAGCTTAGTACAGTCCGGGTAGACCCAGAACCCTACCAGAACTTTCTTTCGTTCCTAACGTTAAAAGGATAATGTTCGCTTATAAATTTTGAATTTTCATTCTTTTCATAATAAAACGTTAGGATTTGAACCTAAATAAATTTTATCTATATGAGCTTGCGCCCCCCTTTCGTGGCGCTGACGCTTTACACACAGGACTTCCTCCTACGGCAGGATGGACGTCCTCCTACGTAGTGCTTCGCTACGAAGTCGGCAGGGCATAAGAAAATTTTATAAACCAGTCTCGTTTAAGCATAATAATTATCCAACAATTACAGCAATGTTTTGGTAAATATCTACCATAAATTATTAAAAGTTTTATGTTTAGCTAATTTACAACATTAAAGTAGAAAGCTTTATTGTAATATTAATTTAACTTTGTTTAAGGGAAGGGATATTAACAGTATCAAGCTCTACCTTTGAACTATAGAGGCTTATTTTTAGGAGACAAGAGATTCGAACTCTTAAAAGTATATTACTACTGAGTTTACAGCTCAGCCCTTCTTACCAATAAAGGAACCCTCCTTGTATATCATAATAGAGTCAGATTTTTTTTACAAATAATTTAACTACACTCTGCTTATTACATTAAAGTTATTAGGTTTAATATAATATATTTAGCCTAATATATGCTGCTGCTGCTGCTGCTGCTGCCTGCCATACTTCTGGCGTAGCACAGAAGGCAGGAGAAGTGGGCCAGCCAGCCAGCCAGCCTGCCAGCCAGCCAGCCAGCCAGCCAACCAACCAGGAGGAGGAGAAGCAATCCTTCCTTCCTTCCTGCCATACTTCTGGCGTAGCACAGAAGGCAGGAGGAGGAGGACAGCATGAATTCTTCACAAGCGAGCTAAAGAGTTTGAGATTTTCAAATTTTAGTGGCGGCCACCCTTCGTAAAATTACCGCTAGGGTATACTGGGCTAATAAAAAAAAATATAATTATATTTTTTTTATAAGGAGTGGTGGCTCCTTCCTTCCTGCCATACTTCTGGCGTAGCACAGAAGGCAGGAGGAGGAGGACTGCCTTGGCCTGCCTAGCGAAGCTATGCCTGCCTTGGCCTGCCTAGCGAAGCTATGCCTTGGCCTGCCTAGCGAAGCTATGCCTGCCATACTTCGTTAGGCTACGAAGTCAGTGGCAGGCCAAGGAAGGAAGGAAGGAAGGAAGGAGGAGAAGTCAGGACTCCTTCCTTCCGTAGGAGGCAGGAAGCCACCGATTTGAAGATTAGAGATTCGAACTCTATTGAATGTAATTGATATGGTTCAACCGTCAGACCTACAAACGGAACCTTCCTGTTTTTTTTTGTTCAATTTTATAAACCCCGTGCAACTTCCACTACACGAACTGTATTTCGACTTAACACTAATTAGAGTCGCGCATACGAAGAATTCTATTATAAGATTTAAATCCGGTCATTTATGTACTTTAAATAAAAGAGCAAACTTATTGCGCCAACTTTTTTCAGCATGCGACGAGTGATTAGTACCAATCCGAAGTAGGATTCACCGTGACATGGTGATTCACGATTACTAGCAATTTCTTATTCATGCAGCCGAATTTCAGGCTACAATCCATTTTCCATATTTTATCCTATTTTTTGAGATTAGCTTAAATTCGCATTTTGGCTTCTCTTTGTCTAGGAGTAATGTGGCACGTCTATCATGGAGAATCAAATTTAACATACAATTATTGAAAACTAAAGGTATTATTCTTAAGTTGCGCTTTCCTAAGATTACACCTCTAGCTAGAACTTTATCATTTTCTTCTAAGATTCATACCTTCTGTTATTTTAACTATTTTATCTAAACCTTCTATATTTAAATGCTCTTTATTTTTAACTAACTCTGCTACTCTTACAAAATCCTCAAAATCAGATTGTTTTACCCCAAGAATAGGATATTTACTGAAAAAGGGGATTACTTTATTTTCTATGTCTGAATTATTTTTAATTTGAAGCAGAGCTGTATTATTTTCTTCATTACAATGTATTTTAATTTCTTTATTAAGTTCGTTAAAGTATAGAGAATTTAAGTAATATGTCATACCTTTTAAGAGATCTTTATCTCTTATATGTAAACAAGTACCAAATATTAATCTTACTCTTTTACCTATTTTACTTGTACTTTTTTCTATAGAAACACTAAACGAAGAATCACCTGTGGCAAACCCTGATACTCAAAAAGGATCAGGTATACCTAGGAAATTATATTCAGGTCTAATGACCGGGACAATACTAGGAAAAGCCTCTTTTAATTCATTAGGTAGACCTTTATTTAAATTAAATTTTAAAGATAAAATCTTTTCTAAACCTACTTGTGTTAAATGCTCTTTTTCTTTAATTAAATTAAAGCATTGTTCAAATAGTAAAAAATCAGAATATTTAGCACTAACTAATGGATATTTTTTAAAATGGTCTATTATTACTTGTAATTCTTCTATATCACTAACTCTAAATAAAACAGTGTTGGCATTGTTTTTTCTAACTACACCTACGCCTAGAGTTTTTTGAATTAGTTCTATTAACAGTAGATCTTTCATGTGTACATGAATAGAAAAATAAGCTGAAACTCTTCACTTTAACTTATTATTTGTATTTTTATAAATAGAGATAATAAAAGAAGATTCCGCATCTGAAAATCCTGTAATAAATCAAGGATTCAGTACTTGATTCTTAGATATAGTAGAATAAGTTCTATTCAATAATTGGTTAGTATGGATTTTGACTTGATAATTTCTTTCGAAACCCATTAGAGTACACCTTAAACTTCTATTAGGAGTAGCTAATTTATTTAGAAGTCAACTACCGTCTACTCGTTGCTCTTTTACAATTACAGCTTTTTGGCTTGCAGGTATATTTAAGCATGTAATTGACTTAGATCCGCGATAGCCCATTTCTCTTTCGATCATCTTTTGACTTATTACCTTACATGAATAATTACTTCATCCACTCATATATTTTCATACATGGTTTGGTACCAAAAGTTTTAGGGTGTCCCCGGAGTTTGATAGTTTTAGCCAACGTAGTACTTTCCGTAGGTACATATCAGCCCACAATATTAAGGCCATGATGACTTGTCTTATTCCCTTTTGTTCTAACAACTGTAGCGTATCAGAAAAATGCTCTATATTAATAGTTTATAAATAAAGCCAGGGTATTTGTTAATTCCACGGACGAATCCGCAATTTCACAACATTAACTGAAAACAGCCGTGCAACACTTGTATTATTAATTAATATTAATAACATTCAAATTGTGGTAAGGTTTTTCGTGGATCATCGAATTAAATAGTCAAGATAGGTAGATCTTCTCAGATTTTCCCCCTTTAAGAACCGTACGTGCGATTTTCACCGCATACGGCTCAAGCATAAATTTTTTACAGGAGAAAAACTCCAAACAGTAGAGTATAAAAACTCTAGTGTCAATTTACACCGTGTGTTAAGTCTGCTATATTAAGAGCCCATATACTAAATTTATATTATATATATGGTTATAAATCTTAATAAGCTTAAATGTATAATTATATTACTGTGTAATACCTTGGTTTAATATTTTTAGTTATTCTTATCTGTACGACCTGTATTCATACCAGCTTTAATTACCCTAATTTTATTTAATCCTTCTTCAGTTAAATGACCTTTAGCTTCCATAATTTTAAAAGCTTCGTTAAAATCTTTTAAATTTAAAAGTTTGGATCCGAGTAAAGGATATTTATTGAAGAAAGTCAGAATTTTACTTTCAAGGGAAGACCTTGAAGTAACGGTAAAATCCGCAGCAAATCCTGCTCTTTTTTCAATTCTACCACAACCGAAGAAATTCTTTATCAACTCTAATAGTTGAATATCTCTAGAATGTTGAGTTATTTTAAATACCAATTGTACAGCTCAACCTGTTTTGGATTTTGGAGATTTTCCTATATTAATATAGAAACATGACTCTCCTTCACAAAACCCTGCCAATCAAGCAGGGTCTGAAATAAAAATAGGGTTAAACTTAGATCTTTCTACCGGTACAACTTTAAAGTTATCAAGTAATTTTCTAGATAAACCCAGATTCAAGGAAGATTTTATATTAATTATTTCTTGTAAACCTTTTAATGTCAAATGCTCCTTTTTATTTATAATTTGAACTATCTTTACAAATAAATAAAAATCCACTTTTTTTTGAGTGAGTAAAGGATATTTTTCAAAATGAGGTAGAACAAAATTAATTAATCCTTCTATATTTGATACTTTATACTTATAAGTATCATCTTGAGGGTTATAATATATATTACCTATATTACCCATAGTTTCTTGTAAGAGATTCAATAACAATCTATCTTTTACGTTTAAAGCTAATTCAAATGAAGCTAAAACGAAATAACCTAAATTTCGACTATCATCTTTTACAATTTGTACAACAAAGCAACCTTCTGCATCGACTAATCCTGTCATGAATCAAGGATTAACTAAAGAACGCTCTACTGTATGCAAACTACGAGTAAAAATAGGTTTATGTATACTTATTAAACCTACACGGGTATTTACCCGATTACATGAATCTGACTTTACTTGTATAGAATTCGATTTAGTATGATGTAGACCTTCGACTTTTATCCCCAAATAAGTAACAACAACTAAAAATAAAAAAAGTATTGTTAATAAATATAACATTATTGTACAAAAAAAATAAAAAAAAAAACTTCCTATTACGATTAAACTAAAATCACGTAGTTGTATACAATACAACACGAAAAAAGAAACATTCAGTCGCTTGCGCAAACAAAGATATAACAATGTCTTACAATATGTTTAACTCATAAAAGAAATATCCATAACTAGATAAAAAACAAGGCTGTGGCCGCCACCGTAGGAGGCCGCCACTAATTCTTTGCATGAAAATACAGTTAACTCATATTCAAGCTAAGATAAATTTAATTTATAACAAGAAAAGGCTCACTTAATTCTCGGCAAGATTAGTACATTCTAAATATGAGATGTACTATATCCAATACTAGTCCTTATTTTCTAACTTAAATAAAAATATCTTGCCTTATATATTAACATAATATATCGCAATACATAATATAATATTCTTCGCTTCTTTTGCCGAGCTTCGCTCCGCAGGAGCCTAGCACAGGCGCTAGTCCTGGGTGTAAAGCGTCAGCGCCACGAAAGGGAGTAAATTCGGTATTATTTTTTTTTGTCGCGATTTCATGCTAGATGTGATCGCTTTAACATTTAAACCTTTATCTTTTCCTTGATTAAGTTATACACTAATCAGGATAAGCATTTGCTTTTTTAACTCCTCCTTTCCCCCGTACCGGATATAACTACTTCAATCTATTTAGATTTTATAAGTTCATGGCTATCTTATTTAACATGCAAATAAATAAGATATTAATCTAATCTTTTAGAATTCATACTTTCCTTTATAGTTCTAATTTTCTTTAACCCCTCCTTAGTCAAATGTTCTTTTTTTTTTATAATTTCTGCTGCTTGGCAGAATTGTAAATAATCCTGATGTTTTACCCCTTGTAAAGGATATTTTGATAAGAAAGGGATAATTTTATTTTCTATATCAGAAAATTTGGTTACTATAAAACGAATCACTTTTTCTTCATATATACGTCCACAATCAAAAAATGCAGGTAATAAATTCATTAATTGTAAATCTCTAGAATGTTGAGTTAAAATAATCTTTAATCGTACTTTTTCTCCTAATAAAGAATCTGAAGATTTATATAAGTCGATATAAAAACAACCCTCTGCGGAAATAAAACCTGCAAATCAATTAGGGTCTACTTTTTTTAAGCTAGTTAAGATAGGAGTCGAGGGCCTATTACTTATTAAATTAGGAAAAGCTAAATTTAATTCGTCTGTAAGCCCTTTATTCATAGATGCCTTAATTTTAACTAATTCTTGCAAACCTTCAGAGGTTAAATGGGTTTTCAATGTCATCATCTCAAATGCCTGCTTAAATAGAAGAAAATCTCCATATTTTTGAGTAAGCAAAGGAAATTTATCCATATGCTCTATTACTATACCTAAATCGTCAATTCTATTGACAACGTATATACAGGTATCTTTATGAGAATAAATATTACCTACTCCTCATTGCGATTTTAAAGACTCTAACAAGTTAATATCTTTGACGGCAAGAGTAATTTGAAATATTAATCGAGCGGCCCATCCTAGTTTAGATTTAGGGTTTTTTACCACCATTAATCTGAAAGAACCCTCCCCATCTATAAACCCTGTTATAAATGCAGGTTGCAAGGTAACAACTTCAGTATGTATATTTAAAAGTGAAAGTGTTCTAGAAGAAAAATATCTATTTGTTTGTTTAGCAAGGATTCAGACTTTTAAGATTGATGGTTGAACCATCAATCCTGAACTTCAAGGTACCATGGCTAGGGTAGACTTGTAAGTTCGATTTCTTTCGAAATTATTAAGAGTACACCTTAAACTTCTATTAGGAGTAGCTAATAGAAGTCAACTACCGTCTACTCGTTGCTCTTTTACAATTGAAGGCTTAAATTGGCGTGTACCTATGGTAAAGCCCGCAATTGATTTAGATCCGCGATAACCCATTTCACTTTCGATCATTTCTTGACTTGTTACCTTACCTGAGTAATTATTTCAGCCACTAATGTATTTTCATACACCGCTTGGTATCAAGAATTTTAGGGTGTCCCCGGAGTTTGATAGTTTTAGGCACAAATGTGATTTCCTAAATCACGTCGCACCTCTTTAATGAAAAAAATATCTCTAAAGAATTTCTTTATATTTCATTACTGTAGATAAAGGGGTTACCAAGTTCATATATTAACACAAATAACGTAAGATTTAGGAAAGTAGCTTTACTTCGATGGAAATATGATTTCTCTAATAGATTAGTATGTCAAATCTATCATCTTCCATAATATATTAATATACCAGCACGAAGCGTCTTAGCTACTTTGACTTTCGCTTTCCATGTCTTACTTACACTAGCTCCTGGAAGGAAATATGTGAAACACTTTTATTTCCTTACATTCTCATTCAAGATAGGCTACATTGTCCCTAAAGCTTCACACAAATCATTGCTAATTTGCATGTCTAGGTAGTGTTAGGTAGAGAAAGTACCTAGTGGAATTTCACCACATTGTTAATATACGCTTCTTGTCGCACACATACTTCACTGCTGGTGTCAGAAACGGCCTAGTGATTCAATTCTGATTAACAAAGGGTTACTACCAGTGTGTAAATGGCAATCTACCTCTTTTAAACGCGCACATGCGCGGTATAGAAAAATCCTTCCCCCTTACGAGCCGTTTCCAAAACTCGTTACAGAATCCGACTGTACATTCGGACAGACATTTCAGCCTAGCCCCGGTGAACCAGTCTGTAGCGACATTTACAACTGCCGACGGTCTTAGGTCTAATGGTTTAACCATTAAAATATAGCTTTCGCATAATTTAGGACACCTTTAACCGTTTTCACCATAATTTGTCTATAAGTATAAAACTATTTGATTGTAATCTTGCTTAGTTTCTCATTCTGATTATTTATTACTGAATACTTCGATTCTTTTAATATCAGAACACACCTTATAGAGTAGGGTTCGAACCTACGCTGCTATTCTCATACACAAAACAAAAAACTTTTTTTATTCTACTCTAATTAACCAAAAATTTAAGAAGAAGAAAGCACACTAGTTATCACTTCCTTGCCTAGTTTGGTACTGTTGTTTAACCTATTATAACTTTATGTGTAAAATAATAGAGTTAAATAAGAGCTAACCTAGCATTACCTTATCTTTTAAATTTTTTCAGGAATTAATAACCATGTGAGTTGGCGCCCATTAAATAGACTATCCCTTTTCCTTACGAGAGCTATTTCTATACTCTCGTTATAGAGTTTCGACTGTACATTCGCGAGCATTTCAGCTCTACGTAGGCGATCCAGTCTGTAGCGACATTTACAACTGCCGACGGTCTGAGGTTATAATTGTACCAAGATTAAAAAGCACCCTTTGGGATGATTTTAGGATACCTTTAACCGTTTTCACCTTTTGCTATAAACCTAATTATCTATTTGGTTGTAACCTTCCCTAGATATACTGTTTTACTATTGCATATTTTACCTAATGTGGATTTACTTATTATTAAGAAACACTGGAACTCTCTTTATTTTATAACCCTTATATTCAGCCTGAGCTGTATTTTCTAATATATTATCATTTATATGTCTCTTTAATGTTCTGAATCCTACGTTTAAAATTTTTAAAATATCACTAAAGGAATCTAAAATTAATATTTCTCCGTTCGGTGTAATTACTTCATATACACATAGGGATCTATTAATAAAGACTTTACCTGTATTAATTTCAAGCAATCTACCATCTTTAAGATGCTCTAAAGTAGGTAAAGCTTCCCGAATGATATTTCTTTCTTCTTGAGTAAGAGGATTTATTGATCCTTTATTCAAATTTGTAGTTAAACGATAACTATTCATGGTATAAGATAATCTTAATATTAACGCTCTAATTTCCTCTATTTTATGTGAACCCTTAAATACAGCTTCACAAATAAGTTTTCAATCGAGAAAATCTTGACCTTTTTTTGTGTTAAATTTTACAGTACTGAAATAAGGTATTAAAAAGTTATGTAACACTCGAATATTTTTAATTATTAAAAGAGCACTAGGCTTTGTCTTCTGCTCATTAATAGAAAATACATTAAATGATGAGCTCTTTAAGACATATATAGAATACTTGTCAAAACCTAAACTATTAATCAAAAAATCTTTAATACTTTCAAGTAAAAAAAGTTGAGCGCTAGAAAGTTCAATTGAAAAACTAGGCTCTATGTCTGTTCTAGATATGAAAAACGATCCTTCAGCTTCTATAAAACCCAGTAACCAGCTTTTGGTAATACCCGTTTTATTTGTATGTAAGCTAAATATATTGTTGTCCAAACAAGTACGTTGTTTATTCATTGAATTCTTTAACCCGATTATTTGATCTATAATTATATTTTTATCAAGCTTATATAAATTTAAATCTCTTTCTTGATATAAAATAAAAGCCTTACGAAAATCCAAATAATCCTGATATTTAGTAGTATTAAGATTATATTTATCAAAAATAAAAATTAACTTATAGAGCCCTTCCCTATTAGTAACGGTAAACACACATACATGTACAGTACTCTTAACTGTAACAGTACCTATCCCTAATTTATCCTTAATATATTCAAGTACAGCTAAATCATCAACATGTAAGGCTATTGTAAACGCAAAATTAGCCCCTCTCACTTGAGTTTTAGCTGTATCACTATACTTAACTTGAATTTGAAAGTTGGATTCCCCATCTGAAAACCCAACAAATCATTGATAAAACTCATCAAAGTTTTTATCAATGTCTTCACAACTATTCAGAACTTTTCCTGTACTATACTTTCTTTTCTGCGAACTTGATGCATTCGAGAATGGAATTCGTTTAGAAAAGACAGATCGTACCTTTACCCCTGAGGTAAAGGCGTAAATAGATGGATTACTTGAGGGGAATCTACCCAAACTAAAGAAATAACTAATTAATATAAAAAATATATACTTTATTTGTTGTAAAACGTTAAGAACTTTTCAGCCGTAGGAATTCTTTTTAACAATATCCATTATCCCAATAAAATAATTAATAGTAAAATCTGTTCATAACGTGGGATTTACACCCACTAGGCAAGAAACTCACAACTTACCTTTAGTTTTTTGTTTATTTTTTTTTTCAGTTCCTGCGTTGCCACTTTACTCTTGAGGTGAAATGCTTACACTTTCATTTATAGACCAAGTTATTAAAAACCTAACCTATGGCATTCATCATTCTCTGCAAAGACTACTGGGGTACCTAATCCTGTTCGTTCTCTGTGCCTTCGTCCTTCAACGTCAGTTTTTACATAAAAGGTTGCCTTCGCCTTTATCAGTCCCCAAGGTATCAACGGATATAATCCCTACACCTCAAGTACTACCTCCTCACATAAAACTCTAGTAAAACTTACCTATACAAAGGAAAAATTTTACCGTCTAAGTACCCTTTAAACCTATTCAAGATGAATAACACTAGCCTCTTACGTATTACCGCGACTGCTGGCACGTAATTAGTCAAGGCATCAATCTGTTTATCGTCATTATCAATAAACATTTAGAATTTTATTCAATAAATCAATTTATAGACCTTTTATTCTACATTCCTCAAAGTTGCCAGTTCAGCCGTTAGGCCATTGACCAAAATTCCTCACTGCTGTACTCAGTTGCCTTGGGCTTTTTTCAGACCCAATGTGGTCGATCAACCGTTTCAGTTTCGACTACGAGAATTAAGGCTTGTTAAAGAAATCACCTTAACAACTACCTATCCCGACGATATTTCCTTAAGTCCTCTTAAAGCGGTAATACACCTTTTGAATATGAGGGATCTTTCCCTCTCTTTAAGGTAGGCCGGATATCTATACTCACCTGTTCACCACTTTTAATCAAATTATACATTAAATTAAACGTACGATTAGCATGTGTCAAGCACTTTGACAGCGTTCAATCAGAGCCATCACCAAACTCATCTTTATTTTTATGTTTTGATGGTAAAGTCCATCACTATAAATTTTTTGTTTTATTTATTTTTATATAAAGTTTCGGACAAAAGCAAGCTATTTCTAGAAAAGTTATGTCTTTCTAAATTATAGTTTTTATGTAAGCTTTGCATAGCTAGCTTTTAAATTATATATTTGGATAAAATTATCTATAAATTTATTGTATTTTCTATTATATACCTAAACCTTTCGCTTAAAGTAATTCTATACATACATATTGTTTTCTATAACTTTACTTAAATTCTTTTAAATTTAGTCTATTATTATCTCTAAAACCTTTTTTTTAAGTCTATACTTAAATCATCATGATGTTAATCATGATGATTTAAGTCTATATAGATTAGGATAAAATGTTCCCTCCACTAATCTTCAAATAAACAAATTTTTCTGTGCTTGCGCATAGCTGTGTGTTACAGTATAACAGATCTAAAGATATTGCAGTTATAAAATAACGTTTAAGTTTTGCGGAAATTTCAAATTTTTTCTCTATTAGATTTATAATTAAAATACTGGCTAGGGTCTCGGGCTGGATAATTATATTTAAGAAAGTCCTAAACTCACGCCTTACTTGAAGAGTCTAAATAGGGAAAAGCGGTTGAACTTTTTTGTACAAAATTAGCTTGGTAATCCAAAGCACGATAAATACGCCGACTATATTCCAGATTTACTAAGGATTTATTTGTTAAATTTGAAATGTAAATCTAGATAAAAAAAGTCTAAAATCAGTCTTGCCTTCCGTAGGACTGACTTCGTAGGAGGAGGAGGGCTGGTTTCTCCTTCCTGCCTCCTGCCTCCTGCCTCCTACGGCAGGAGGCAGGAGGCAGGAGGCAGGAGGACTGACTTCTCCTCCTAACGAAGTATGGCAGTCCTCCTGCCGTAGGAGGCAGGAAGGAGGAAGCACAACCTCTATAACTAAAAAAACTAGGAGGGGAGGGGGGGGGTTTCTCTGACTACGTAGGAGGCGACTTTCCCTCCTCCTACGAAGTCAGTCCTTCCGTAGGAGGAAGGATGCCTGCTTCAGCAAACATAGATGGAAAAATAAAAGAGTTTAAGTATAAACTAGTTCTATAAAAGAAAATTAATGTAAATCTAAACCATCCTTAATATAGTGTAGCGAAGCTAGGCCACCAGAAGATAAAACCACAAATACTTGAGCTTGTATGAATGCAATACCTAATTCCAAACCTGAAAAAGCAATAATAAAAGATAAAGGTATTAAACTTAAGAAAAAGAATAGAGATTTTTTTTAATTAGAGCGATATAAATATATATTTATATTATGAAGACTTTCTATAAAAATAGAGCATCTAGAAATTCGGCTAGAACTTTTAGAAAAGAAAATAATAATAAAAGAAACTTAGATGTTATAGAAAAATTACTTGAACCATTATCAGATCCATCATTATTATTACTCCCTCCATCTCCATCGCCACTACCTCCACTTGATACACCACCTGAACCACCTCCTTTTTTAACTATATCTTTAATTTTAGTTTAAATATTTGAGCCTTTATCTGAACCATTATTTGAATCACTAGATTCATCCTCAGAATCAGGTTCGTGGGCTCCTTCATATTCGTGGTCTCCTTCATATTCGTGGTCAGTTTCGGGATGGTCAGTTCCGGGATTGTCATATTTATCCTTTAGCTTGTCTAAACAATCTTTGGCATATTTATGAGCATCCTCTTCACTATAATCCATTTTGTGTGAGTTTTCATTTCTATATTGATCTACTTTGTCCTTTAGAAAATCTCGGTCGTCTTCCATTAATTGTTTATGATCAGAATCCTCCGTCATAGCACTAACTGAAGAGCTGAAACCTGGATCTTCTACTCCTACCATATCATTATATTCATCCCTTTCTAATTTCCTTTTTTTAAATTCTTTTACTACTGATCTTTCTGCATCAGCACACATCTTTTCTTCTTCGGGATTATCAGGATCAAGACCAAATTTCCTTTTTATCCTTTCACGAGCTTCTCTACGTACTTCATCGTTATGTGAATGACGATTCCCTAAAGCTGATGCATCAGATGCCATCCCCGCATCCTCAGAATCAGGCTCCTTACGATCAAAATAAAGAATATCATATAAGGGTGTATTGTCAATAATTCGTTGATTAAGTAGCGCAGAAATTCAGTAATCTATCGCTTGCGCAGCTTGCGCACAAAAATCTAAAAATATATTAATTTCATTTATTAATGAAGATCAAGCCCGTCCTTTATATAACCAGAAGATAAAACTACAAAAACCTGTGCTTGAATAAAAGCAATTCCTAGCTCTAGACCTGAAAATGCGATAATAAATGACAAGGGTATTAATCCTAGCAAAAAAAAAATTATCCCCCTTGTCATTATATTGTACGTAAAACCCGCTAATATGTTTAATAACATTTTGTCAGGACAAAATGTTGGCAGCTAATCTTAAACCTAAGGAGATATTTCTGGCTAAATATGATCGGCTGTACTCTTGACCAGTTTTTATTTTAATTATAAATATATAAAATCAGATTAATCTATAGTAGATTGGGATAACTAAGAAGATAGTGAAAAGATTCATTATTTACCCTTATTCCTTACTCCTATACTTCTGGCGTAGCACAGAAGTATGGCAGTGCTGACTTCTCCTCAAATATGAGGAAGCACTGACTTTGTAGGAGGAATATGGATAAGCAAGCTCCCCGTATAATTAAACTAATTTAAAAATATATCTTTTTCTAAAAGGATTAACACGTTGTTTTGCAAAATACCATGATATACTTGATTGGGATATCTTTAAAGCTTCAGCTGCTAAAGTAAATGAAGGATAAATAGTTACTTCATTTGTTTCAAGATCGGTAACCTCTATTCCCTTTGTACTTCTAGTAACTTTATTTTCAAGATTTTCTAGTTTAGATATACTATATCCTTTTAAGGTTTCTCTGCGAAGCAGGACTCCCGTTTTAGAAAGAAAATATCATAAACGCGCTCTAGATACATTCAAATATTTAGCAGCTTCTGTCATAGAAACAAATTCTTTTTTGGCGAAGCACACCTGTTTCAATATTATTTAATAAAACAGGCTGTTGAGGTAATGTAGTTACATTAGAAGATACTTGAGTTTCATTAGAACTTGCGTTAGAGCTAGATATTTTATATTTATTGTAAAGAGTACCTTTGGATAAATATTTACCCACTGTTATCCTAGATATACCCAAGTATTCTCCGGCTTCCGTCAGAGAGATAAATTCTTTTATATTCCCTGTTTCAGTATCAGTAACTGTAACAGGTTTTCTCAAGGTATTACCTAAACGCATATTTTCTATGTGCTCTTTATCTAAAGTTTTACCCAGTAAGATTTCCCTTTTGATATCACGAGTTGATTCTAAAACCTTTCTATTTTTAGAAGCTATACTAATTAGTTTTTTAGCGGCTTCACTATGTCTATATCCTAAAGGAGATCCTGCTACTTTTAATATATTGTATTCTGGGTTTAATGTATCAAAGTAGAATTGTTCTCTTTCAAGTAATATCTCAAGATAGCAATATTCTAAAATTTCTAATCTAAACCCTGAATACCCATATTTTAATAATGCCTTATAGATTCTTAAATTCCGTTTAGGATATGATAGATGATTATAATTAAAATATTGTTTAAATCTTGTACTTAAATTTGCGGATGAGCCTATATAACTTTTACCTGAATCTAAATTCACTCAACGATAAATACCTGTCCGGTCTTTATTATCACGAATTATTAATTCTTTTTCCTTATCAGGATTAAGATAAACTTTCACAGGTTCTAAGCTAGAAGATGTAAATATAGTTCTTTTACGTGAACATGTATAACTAACTGAAATATAAGACTGTTTAATTGGCGTTCTTATAATTTTATATTCCATAGTCTTAGTGTCCAAAGGGTAGTTATTAAGTATAAACATTAATTTAATAACTCAAGATTTTAGAAGTTGGTTACTGGTTTCTCTATATAAATAAACTGGCCAAGACTATACAGAAACATTAATTTGAGTTACTTATTTCTACTCAAAACCACTTTCATGGCGACTAGAGTACACCTTACAGTATTAAAAATACTGAAGAACCGTCTACTCGTTGCTCTTTTACAACTATAAAAAATTAAATTCTTAAAAATTGATTTAGATCCGCGATTATCCATTTCACTTTCGCTCATCTTATAACTTGTTACTATACCTGAGTAATTAGTTCAGCCACTTAAGTACTTTCGTACCTAGTTTAGTATTATAAGCTTTAGGACTTCCCCGGAGTTTGGCTCTTGTTCACAGAGTAACCTAATTTACTATATGAATTCAATTAAAACCAATAAAGGTAGTAAAGGCAAAGGACAACCAGCAGGCACTAAAAGAGAGAAGAACACTAAACCATGTCTCTGGAGCCCTAATATTGTTGCACCTAAAACTATAGTAAAACTTAAAGCAAATGTTAATACAAAATGACTAGTAGAAGCAAAACTGTAAGGACAATTTTATAAACCATATAGATTTATCAAACCGGACTATATCTTAATTACTTAATAATTATTGTAAAATTTAATTAAGTAACTTTTCACGTGTAGTCTCTAGGGAACCCGCTAGGTGATATGTTAGCGGTTTCCTGCTGATTGTTCATTGTTTCATCCTTTAAGATTTTTACCTATAGATTATTCTTATTGGTACTTAAGGCTTTAGAAGTTTCCAGCATATAGTGAGATTAGTAGAAATTTATCATTAATTATCTATGGTATTACAATTACCTAAACTATCTATTTTTTATTAATTTATTCTTTAATTAATATTCTTTTTGTATTCATATTATTTTTAATTGTTCTTATTAAACTAAATCCTTCTTCAGTTAAATGATCTTTAGATTTAATTAATTTAGCTGCTTTTACTAAATCTAAGTAATCTTCCTTTTTTACACCTAATAAAGGGTACTCTTTTAATAAAGGTATTATTTTGTCATTTATATCTGAAAAGGTTGTAACTAAATATTGTCCTTCGTTACGTGAAGGTGATTTATAATATCTACCACAATTTAGATAAGTTGTAAAGCTATTTAATAATAATTCATCTTTAACGTGTTGAGTTATTGAAAATCTTAAACTCACGTTAGCTTTATTATTATTTTCTTGAATTATAATTTGAAAACAAGCTTCTGCTTCTATAAATCCTCTAACTCAATTAGAGTTTCTTATATTAGCCTTATCTAAACTTGGTCTAGTTATGGGTTCTCTAAAGACAGCAGGGAAAGATTCTTAAAATTTTACAGGTAAACCTCAATTTAATGCTGATTTTATACGAACTATTTTTAATAAACCTGTACTCGATAAATGTTCTTTATTGTAAATTAAATTTATAGCTTGTTTAAATAAAATATAATCTGCTTGTTTTTGAGTTATTAAAGGATATTTGTCAAAATGATCTATAATTACTTGCAAATCATTTAAAGAACTAACACGATATTGTATAGAATCAATACCATGTTTATATATTTTACCTACATTAAAAGTTCTCTGTATTGCCTCTAATAAATTTAGGTCTTTATTATGTAAAGATATACTAAAGATAGGTTTAACTTGTCAACCTGTCAATCTTCTACTATCTTTAAATATAGAAACAGAAAAACAACCCTCTCCATCTACAAATCCTGTAATATAATCAGGATTAAGATAGAAAGTATTTTTATTATTAAAACTGTATCTTACTTGATTTTTAGATATTTTGTAGCTAATATTGCTCCTTCCGAAGGCAGGAGCGAAGCCTTGATAATATGAAATTGAAGAATATAATTTTTTTAATAGATTGTTTGAGATAATTAATCATGAATTTATAAGGCACCTTTGTCGACTTTTAAACATATATTGATTTTTATTCAAATTAGTAGCCGTAGGCTTGTGATTTATAAATAATAAAGGGTAATATTTATATGACATATTTAATACTCAGGGTTGGCAGGCTTTTTTTCCTCCTACGAAGTCAGGCAGGACTACTGCGCATATTGTCTTTAATAACATTAATTTCTGCTAATCCTTCTTTAGTAAGATGTGCTTTCGATTTTATTAATTCTGCTACTTTTACAAAAGAAATGTAATCTTGTTGTTTAGCACCTAATAAAGGATATTCTTGAAACATAGGTATAATTATATTATATATGTCTGAAAAGACAGAAACAATGAAATATACTTCTTTACGGTTAGATGATGATAAATATCTTCCACAATTTAAATATCCTACTATGCTTTTCATAAGGTCTTTTCCCTATATATCTATGCAATTCTGCCATTTCCACATCTTCTAACGGTTTTGAATCTAATAAATTTCATTTATTTTCTTCAAAGTTAAAAACACCGTTTTCCTTTTCTGTCGTTATTATCAATCTTCTATTGTCAAAGAACAAACGAAATGTTTGGTCTTTGAGTTCAACCGTAACGTGACCACCTCGTTTATATATATCTAAAGCAGATCTCAAACGCTTGTTAATGTAAATAACCTCTTTATTATCACTCTTTAACCCTTCTCTTAATAATTTGTCCATTTCTTCCATGCTGTATAAATGTCTTTGAAATCCAGTAGATGCTACCAATTCATTACCACCACCACCTGTACTAAACTGACCTCTGGTTGTTCAACTACTAATACCAACTCCTTCCTTTTTCTTTTCATAACCTGTTGGATCCCCAAATAAATCTTTTCTACCCTTTCTAAACATATTCAATAAATTAGTTGTTGATGACGGTAAATTTAGAAGTTTTTTCTCTAAGTCAACAATATCCGTTATAAAACCGTCTGTTGTAACTGAAACTACCTTTCCTTCTAATTTTTGTATGTTATGAAGTGTTTCTCCTATAACACTTCGAATAAACGCTGTTATTCAACTTGCTAAAATAGGATTTGATAAATCATTACCCTCCATTCTTACTGTTCTATTTAACCTAATATCATATTTCATTTTATTAGATATACCCCGACAAATTAGTCCGTAAATAGCATTTGCTAACTCCTTAAAAAGTAAATTGTTAATACTTTTTGCAACTTCGTTTGACCTTTTTGATTGCAATTCTTTTATCACCGCGTAGAACGTAGAAAGGTCTCATTAACAATTCCGCTTGATCTTTTTGCTCTTTAGTCAATTCTTCCTTAGGATCTTTTGATGCATATTTTTTCATGGGTATATAACAAATTTCCTTAAAAATTATTTCACAACATTGTTCCAAAGCTAATATGTACTCAGGACCTGTCAAATGACATTCACCTTCTAAAGGATATACTGTAGTTGTTTCATCTACAAAACATGGTATTGAAGGGTATTTTGTATCTTTTGGAAACTTAAATTTCCCTTGTATACATGTATAAGAACGAATTATATCAATTGTATCAATTTTAGCTAATTCTTCTTTAGAAATGATTCTTGCGTTTTTATAATCAGGATCACCCATCAAACTCATCCCTGAAGTATAGGCGCTAGTTAGATCATAATCAACCCACTTAAAAGAATCATCAATCCCATACATAAAACTTTCATTTCTACCACCTTTGTAACTAGCTATGTATTTACTAATATGATGCCCAACATCACCCACAGAAAATAACCCCCTAGGCGTTTGTGTTTTTGCTGAATCATTTATTAAATACTCTGGGTTTATTTGATAACCTTCATAATTATTAAGTTGTCAAAACTTTCTTAAATGACTAGAAGAAAGCATTGACAATGATAATGGAACTCCTATCATACCCAACTTAAATGCAAATTCCTCCATATAAACACCGTGTAATAAAGCTATTTTTGCATCTTGTATAGCATAATCCTTAAACAAGTTAAAATCCTCTACTAAAAGTTTATCCATTTTTGTTATTCAATCACCTATATCTATTTTAGGAAAATCATACATTTTTCCTAAAGCGGCTAAACTGTTACTAGTACCGGGACACAATAACATTGCGTCCCTCATAATAACATTTATATCACCAACTAAATAAGGTTTTTTCAAACTTACCATTGATTTATTCACTATATCGAAGTCATTTTTAAAGACTTCATAATCTTTTAAAATACTTAAATCCGCTGCTGTATAATGACCTACAAAATAATTATTTCTAGTTAAGGTAACAGAAACTTTTTCTGGGGTAAAAGTTTGTTTATACGTTCTCTTAAACTTTTTACTAAGTACCTTCGGTTTTTCTATAGGTATTATAGATTCTAATTTTTCTACAGAATCTAAAGTCTCTACAGACTCTTTAAAGTGTTGACTAAAGTCAACAACTTTCTTTACATTTATTTCAGTAGTTTTTATACCCTCTAATTTTTTATCACTTTTCACACCCTTAACATCCTCAACTAGATCTTCAAGATCAACCAGATCAACCAAATCATTGTTAAAAATCCTTTTTAACAACTCATATACCTCGCCCAACTTTACGTCTAAATCGTTTTTAGACATTGAGTCTGATTGATTAACTAATTCTGTTAATGAAACACCTTTAGCCACATCTAGAGAAAATCAAGTTTTTAACAAGCTTTTATCAAACATAAAGAACATGTTATCATTCTTCTCTGTAAAAGGTATACCCTCTTTTATTAAACCGTTTACTAACTTTTTAATGCTTTCATCATAACTAGGGTAAAGAAGTTCTCTAACAAATTTTATATTGATGTTTATTAAATCATTTATATAATTTACATTTAATTTACCTCCTAACACCTCTTCTAGAGGTTTGTATGAAACATTACTTAAGGTATTTACCGACCTCATTCTATAAATATCAATCACAGAAGGAATTTTCATCACAACTCTGGAAACCACTGCTAATTGAACCGATAATAGTTGATTTCTTATACCCTCTAAGTATTTATATTCGGTATCAAAACCGGTGTAAGTGTTTAACAAAAAACTGATTCCACCTTTTGCCAAACCCTTTTTGATATAGGATCTCAAAAAACTTTTGAGATCCTTACCAACAACCTTTAAATAACTATTTTTGTCGTTTTCAATAACATAAAAAAATGTTTTATTTATTCAAGTTACTAAAGTATATAGATCTAAATAAATTATATCAAATCAAACATTTAAAACCCTTATTTGGTGTTTAATTTCCAGATCATCAAATCGAGTTGGTTTATCCTTCTTATTCTGTTTTATCAGTTCCTGAATATACCTCGATGTGATGGGGAAATTCACAAAATGTTCTTCAGTAAATCCATTCACAAACCCTTTGCTATTTAAACCATTTAACAGCGTTTTTTGAAGGAATATCTCCTGATGAGCGATGATTCTACTACCTTGGGCGATTCTATTATTTCAGGCGATTCTATTATATTAGAGAATTCTTCTTCAGGTACGTTTCATCCATTTTCCTCTGACATAAAGTCTTTAGGAATATCAGATGTAAAATCTATCGGAAGATCATCGGGTGCGTATTCTCCTATTATTTCGGGGGATTCTATTTTAGAGAATTCTTCTGGTACGTCATAGGATACATACCCTTTGATAGTATAATCAAATTCGTTAATTCTCTCGTGAATTTCTTCAACCATCACTTCTGCAAGTATACTCTTTGCAAGCATATAATCGTTTACAGACATGTTTATATTTTTATTTCTATTTTTTCAATCTATAAGTTTTTCTGATATATAATATTTATTTGAGTTATCTATAAGATCCCTTGATATATAATAATCCATTATATAATCTTGTAAAGATGTATTTTTAGCTTTTTCTAAATCTCTAGCTCTTTCAATTATCCCATCTTCTATTCTATCAAGTTCTATTTCTATTCTATCTATTTCTTTTTGGATATATTCAACACCTCTTTCAGGGTTATACTCTACAAGAGCTAATTTTTTAGTTTTCTGGATGATTTTTAATTCATTAGCCTTTCTACGACGTTCTTTCTGTACTTCTTGTGAAAAATCTTTGAAGAATAAGTCAGAATCGAAATCTGGTAGATGTGTCTTTACAAAGTCTACAAAAACTTCGTTTTCTCTATTACGAGGTACAGTTCTTGATATAGTTGTACGATTCTTTAACTTGGAAATAATGGTAATAGAAAGTTTTACCTCACGAGCTTCTTCACAAGAATGTACAAAATTTATTATTGATTGATAAGTAGGGAAAGCGTTTATAGGAATTCCAAAGCGTTTTGATACATCTGTAGATAAACAGGCTTTTATAAATCCTCTAACCGAAGTTTCGATATAACTTTTATATACTTTAGAAGTCTGTGTTGAGTATCCTGTATAAATAGGTACTTTAACAAGTTTTGATAAAACTCTTAGTCTTTGAAATTCAGAAGCTCATTTTCAAGGTCTTGAATCTTTTAAACCTATATCAGTATTTTTCCTTGGTATATTAGGATCTCCTTCTAAGAGACATCGTTTGTTATCATACTCAAGAGTGTATCTTACATCTCTATATTTAGATATAACATGTCCACCCTTTTTGTATATATCATTACCACGTCTTAATCCACTCTGTATAAACTCAAAAATCTTGGATTTATCTTCCAAATTTAGAATTTCACTAAATTCTTTAATAAGAAAGTCTTTATCTAAACCATTAGTTTGAAAGCCTGACGCAGCACTCATTCCTGCGACTCCGCAGGAACCTCTAGTTTTTCAAGCTGCTAACCCATTCTCCTCCTTATGCTTTACTTCCAGAGCTTCGTCGGAGCTTTCTAGGTCTTCTGATGTCAAGTAAGAACGTATTTCTTTATATATCAGTAAACAATTCTTTTTACAATCTGGAGAATTCATTATTTTATCTTCTAAGTCTTCTATATCGGTAATAAATCCATCGGTTGTTACGGTAACTACCTTACCACCTAAAATATGGATATTATTTAGACATTCTCCAATAAGAGCTCTTGTAAAACCGCATATATAACTTGATAATATAGGATTAGATAAAATACCACCTTCTACTCTGATATAGCTTTTTGTAGCTATGTCATAGCTCTTTTTTCCACTAATTCCCATTGATACCAAACCGTAAATCGCATTAGCGATTAACTTATACATAGCATTAAGGAAAGTACCCTTTGGGTTCTCTCTTCTCATCGCTTGTATCTTTGACATTATAGATCTGAAGGGTGTCAGGTAGCTAAAAACAGCTTCTTCTATTTTAGCTCTATAATTTGTTCCACCTTCTACTTTCTCATTTTTATCCTTCTTATTTTTAGCTTCTTCTTCTGCTTTTTTCTTCTCCTTCTTTGCTGCTTCAGCAGGACTAATAGGACTCTTTTTAAACGGTATCATAATACCGTCATTCACGAATAAACGACACCCCATTTCTTTAGCAACTAGGTATTCACAACCCGTTATCACACTTCTACCTTCTTGAGGATAGATATCAACATCATCATCTACACGCGTTGGAATACAGGGGTATTTTACGCTAGATGGGAACTTGAAATCAACATCCAGCGAAATATAATTTAGTAATAAAGATTCATTACTCATTTCTAAAACAGTCTTATTATAAATACGTACTGGTTTTTCTGTATCAGGGTGTCCCAGAATAGACATAACAGTACTATAAGCACTAGTGAGATCGTAATCAAATCACTGGCGTGATTTTGGAGTTACTATCTCATCTATTCCATACATAAAGGATTCATTTCTACCACCTCGGTAACAGGCTATAAAGGATACTATGTATTTGGATAGATCTATCGCACGAGCGAATTTTGGTGTTAATTTAGAAGTAAGATTACCTATATTTATGTCATGACGTACTTGATAACCACCATACTTCGCTTGTGATCACTCCTTTAGAACGTATGAGTTTGATATCCCAGAAAGAGTTAATGGTACTCCTATTTTACCAGTTTGGTGATAAAATTGTTCCATACTAACCGTATGTTTTAGTGTAATTACAGCATCCTGAAGAGCATATTCATCAAATAATTCCTTATTTTCTTTTAATAAATCCTTCATTTTACCGCTTCTGTAATTACCAATATCCTTTTTCTCATAACCCTTTCCATAAATCTCACCTACAGCCTTAAGACTTTTAGATCCTGGAGGTGATAATAATATGGTATCTCTAATATTGACTTTACTCTTGCAAAAGTCGAATACTAGAGCATTACCTCTAGTTACGAAGGACCCGCTTATCAGATTTAAATGATCCTTGAATTCATTAAAATCACTTAACATAGATAAATCCGCACTAGATTCGTGCATACTTAGGTATAAATTTCTTGTAACGGTTATATTCAACTGATGTGTAGAATCTCAAAATTTATAACATATACGCGATGTTGGTTGACTAATTGCTCTATTTATACTGTTCTTCATTTTATCCGACAGTTGATCAGGATATGATCCTGTCAATACTGTCTCCCCTTCCAGAAAAGCTTTATCTTCGGTAGTTACATCAGTAACAACCGAAGGATTGCTTTCAAGTAAATTCTTTGAAGGTATATTATTTAATAACGATATAAATTCTGATAAAGCCTTTGTATGTTCCATATCATTTATAGACTCAGAGTCTATAATTAACTCTTTACTAGAGTACTCACTAACATATCTAATCAATTTTTTAACCTCTGTTTTCGGGCTTGTATAAATAGTAAAATCTTTTTCTTCCATAATTATATCTTTATTTCCCTCTTCAATGTCTCGAAATTGAATTTTGTGTCTTTCAGATAATGCATCATGCAATCTTCTTATAAATTTATCATTTCCTATAAACAACATCTCCCTTATTCCCCGTATAACATCCGAAATACTCTTGCAACACGATGTTACCATAGTTTTTTCACCTATCTGGAAAATGTTTAAATTAGGTTCATCATAACTAAATTCAATTCATTGTACTGAACCTCATTCTATATTAGGTACTTTTACATAAAAAGATGTTTGTGATGCTAATTGGATAGAAATCAATTCATTGGTCATTGTAGATGAACACGAAAGATCGTATTCACTATCATAACCAGTGAATGTATTCATTAGTACATTAACACCTCTATTACAAAGTCTTTTATTTATAGCAGGATGTATCATCCGCGTATAATTATCTCTAATCGTTTTCAAATCAGCCTTTCGGTCGATAGAAAACTCAGTTTTTTCTCTACCTTCATACTCCTGTATATACCGTTCTAATAGTATAATCAAATTAAGCATCAGGACCATAATTAGATTATAGAGTATTGTATTCATCATAATAGAGGCATTGAAGGTCTTACGTTTTGCTAATCGGCTAAACGGATTCTTTGGATCAGGATCCTTCTTAAGCTCTTCCATAAAGTAACGGACTATCGGAATATTCACAGAAGGATCGTTTATAAATCCTTTAGTATTTATAGAACCTACATCTATAAATAACTTATCCAAACAAGTAATTAACTCTATTGCATGCTCCTTATCTCTAATGGTAAAACCTTTCGATATAGCGATCCCATAACGACCATCAAATTTAACAACCTTATCTAATCAACTGTAACTGCTATTCATTTTTTCTTCTTCTTCTTTCATTTTCTATTTTTGATTTTTATTTTTATTTATACTTAATCATTCTAGTGTTGCTATCTTATCGATAAGTGAAACACTAACAGGATGGGGCGATCTAACAGGATTGGGCAATCTGACTGGATTGGGCAATAATAATCATCAACTATAGTTGTTATTCATTTTTCATTTGTTCTAATAGAGCTATATCCCTGTTATGTAAAGATATTTTAAAAACAGGGTTAACACGTCAACCTGTTGCTAATTCCCTATTCTTATTAATAGTGATATTAAAACACCCCTCACCGTCTATAAATCCCGTTAAATAGTGAGGATTTATATGATTAGATGGATTATCATTACTAGAAGAACTAGTAGAATACCATCTATTGGTGAAACATTTACCTTGAACTTTTGTCTTATTTATTTTTAAATCACCTAATGTTAAATTATTATCAATAAATTTAAAATATGTTAATTGTACCATTCCTATTAAGTTATTTATCAAAATAAAGAGAAATAAAGCATATATAAATGGAAAGTACATTTGTCCATTTTTAGGATTTATTTGGTTTGTAACAATACTATGTACTGTAGCATATAAAGAGAGAGAGACTCCTACACGAAAATTACACCCTCCTTCGTAGCCCAGCATGACTAGCCGCGCCTGTGCTAGGCCTACGTAGTCGGGGTAGAAAAATATTATTTATATTGCCCTCCTCCTATACTTCTGGCGTAGCACAGAAGTATGGCAGTCCTACGGACTCCACCCGATTTTATATTTAATATAAATAACCACAACAACTTCCGGTCGTAAAAAAAACATTTATCCTCACCATCAGGGCCAGGTCTTATAAAAAAAAATGTATTTTTTTTATTAGACCTGGACCTGAAACTAAATTTTATAAAGGCAGCTAGCCTCTATGCTTCGCTAGTAGTAGAAAGCTCTTAATTAGTGTCCTAATCCGGAGGATATGGATACTAATTAAACCATTTAATATTTATTATGAACTAATTAATTTTATATAATACTTTTTATTGTTAAATAATACAGGTTTATTAGATTTAATTTTACTGTAGACACTTGTACGACCAACACCTAAGTACTGAGCGCAAAGGTTTCCAGAATCAAATATCTTAAAGATTTCCCCTGTTTCATCTACAAGTGTTACTCCTTTACTTGCAGTTTCTTGAACTATCTTTCCAGAACTCTTATCTATTCTTTTACCTTCACTCCCCACATCATAATTAGAAGGTGAAGCTAAAAGTTTATTTATTTCAAAGTCCAAGTTAATTCTATCGTCTTTCGCTGCTTCTACTGAAGCAGTAGATAGTCTTTTACTATTCATTTGTGAGATAATTTTTAGAATAAGCTCTTTTCCTTCAGGTAATAAATGTTTACCCTCGGATTTTAATGTTAAAATGTAGGCTCAATCTATGAAATCTGATTCTTTCTTAGTTAATCAAGATAAGCTCTTCAAAAATGGGACAAGAACCTTTAAAAGATATTCACTATTTGAAGTTTCTATTGAAACATAAGGTTTAGCATTAGGTTTGTTCTTAAAGCTAGTATATTCGTACATATGAAAAAAAGAAGATATTCTCTCGCTAAAAGACTTACCGCTATATTCATTAGCCAATTCATCCAAAAATAAAACGATTTTTTGGAATAATAATTTATCTCTAGAAACTTGTCCTAATCTAAATTTTAAAGCCAAAGATTTGGACTCTGCATTAAAATTACCCTCACCTTCAATAAACCCTAATAGTCAATACTTTGTAATTATTATATTATCAAAATTAAAAACTTCATAAGGACGATTCTTATTCATACCATTTTTTAAATTAGCAATTTTTAAGAAAACTTCTGATTGTTCTTGCCGATTGTCACCTTCACCTGAAACTCTATTCACATAAAGTTCAAAGGCGCACTTTCAATCTTCAAAGTCCAATCTTTTAGCTGTATTTAAAGGATTGTTACTTAAAATATCAATAAGAACTTTAATATCTGCTTGACGATTAACTTTTCACGAAGCTGACGAGCAATAAGCATAAACTTTACCTATATTTAATTTGTCTTGGAGAAAATTTAACACAGCTAGATCATCTATATGTACTTCAATTATAAACTCAAATTGATAACCGTGCTGAGTTTTTTTAATGACAAAACAACCCTCACCGTCGATAAACCCCCTTAGTTTCATCACTCATATAGATCAGAACTAGCTATCTTTGAGTTAACCTTGATGAAAGTATCATTAACTTTACTAGGGTTCACAGTACAATCTAAATTATCAATAGTAACACTAGTACAAAAATTTTGTTTCATTAGTGTAAATCCAATCCGTCTTTTATATACCCCGCAGATAGCACTATGAATACCTGAGCTTGGATAAAGGCTATACCTAGTTCCAAACCCGAAAAAGCTATTATAAAAGACAAAGGGATAAAACCTAAAAAAAAGAATACTATACCACTTGTCATAATATTGTATGTAAAACCTGCTAAGATATTTAATAGCATATGGCCAGACAATCGTCCAACAAATTCATCCTTATATTATACTATTTCTTAAAATATACCGCAGTATTCTAGTATACTAATTTGAACAAATATTTTCCTTTAAAAGGTTTACTTCTATTTTCTTTTAAGTATAAAGAAATACTGGGTTATCTCACTCAAATGATATATTAACCATATCCACTTTTTCTTACGTAAGACAACTTAAACTAATTTAAAAAGATAAATACCTCTAAACGGAGTAGTACGTTTCCTACTTAAATAAACGGAAATACTTGCCTGTGAAATACCCAGAGCTTCACCTGCTGAACTAAGCGAAGAATAATTAATAACTTCATTTGTCTGAACATTAGTAACTTCTATAGCTTTACAGTTTTGTCCGACTGAGTCTAGTTTGGAGATAATGTACCCTTTAATGGTACTAACTTCCCCATTTGTAGATGAAGACTTGTTATTTTTTAAATAGTTTGAAAGTCGTCTAGGAGATATATCCAAAAATTGATATGCAGCTTTCATTGTAGAGAATTGTTGGGTAATCCCTGTTACACTGTTAGTTAATTCTACAGCCTGTCATGAATTAGTTAGGCTAGAGGCAGAAGAGGTATCGCCCGCTAAAAAATTTAGCGCGGGAGATGTAGCTTTAGTAATCATATAACCTTTGTATGGCTTATTAGTAACTAAATACTTTTTTACAGTAGTCATATGAACACCTAAAAACAGAGCAGCCCGTATCAAAGAAGTAAATTCTTTATTCTCTCCTGTTTCGATATTAGAAAGAATAATCGCCACTCTAAAGGGATTATTTTTGGCCATTCCTTCTAATTGAGATTTAGATAATTTTCGCCCTAACATAACCTCTCTTTTAAACTTCAGGACTTCCTCTGATTCATTTCTACTTTTGGAAGCAGCACTCATAAGTTTAAGAGAGGCTTCACTATGTTTGTATCCCAAAGAAGATCCTGCTATTTTTAATATATTGTATTCTGGATTGAATTTATCTATGTAGAATTGCTCTCTATCCAGTACTATTGAAGTAGGACAATATTCTAAAATCTCTAATCTAAACCCAGCATAGCCATATTTTAAAAGTGCCCTACAAATAAGAGATGCACCTCTCATACTGCTCGACAAATAGCTATGATTAAAGTATCGTCTAAATCTTTCATCCTCTTATTTTATAACTAACAGTTACTTACTTCTACTTTTTCTACCTTGTATCGCTTTTTGACTATAAATGGATCTCGAGTCATTTTCTTAAACCTTTTTGATATGGCAGCTTGTGAAACTCCCATTGCTTCTGCCGCTTTGGTTATGGAAGAATACATGGAAGTTTCATTTGTTTTTAAGTCTAAAACTTTTAGGGGTGTCCCCATATCTATACTCATTTTTGATTTCATTGTATCTGAAAGAACAGATTTTCCTAATTTGGCTAAGCTAATTAAGGCTTTTGTTTCTTCACTATGTGTTTTACCAAAATTTGGGTTATTCATACCTTTCTTCGCAAGACTAAGTAATTTTTTAGTCTCTTCAGAAAATTTACGCCCTTTAGATGAGTTACTCATTCTAAGCCTGGCTTCCTCAGAATGAATATGTCCAAGTCTTGAACCTGCTGTAGTCAGTATATTATATTTGGGTTTTAGTAAATCAAGATAATATTGTTCTCTACTTATGGCGTTTTCTGTCGCACAGTATTCTAATATTTCTATTTGAAAGTTTTTTAAACCATACTTAACAATAGCACTATAGATTAGACTTTTACCTTTTAATAACTCTAAGGAAATATTCCTGAAGCTATAGTACTTTCTAAACCTATCTGTTAGATTTCCACTACTACCGACATAGCTATTACCATTCTCTTTATTAACTCAACGATAAATTCCGGCTTTATTTTTATTATCCTTGAGTATAATAGATTTGTCAGTAGAAGCGTCAGAGTATACTACAACAGGAATAACGCTTTCCTCATGTTTATCATTTGTAACCTGTGAGTAATTTCTACGCTGAGTTACATTATATTTAAAAATATACCTTTTATTTGTATAAAAATATACCTCCCTGCGGAGGGATCTACGTTCTCGTATTCACAAATTTATCCTTTGTATTTTATATTTATACGGACTTTTGTCAGTTTGAATAAGAACCTACATAACTTTTGCCTGAATCCTTATGAACTCAACGATAAACACCTGATTTACCTTTATTTTGTTTAATGATCAATCCTTTATGCTCATCAGGATTAGTATAAATTAGAACAGGTTCAAGTTCAGAAGAAGTAGACATAGTTCTTATGTTTATTTCCCCTTTAAAGTGTGTATTACTTAAGTTGGTTGATGTAAGCCCAATTCGTTTTTGACAGTGAGTTCCGCCGTAGGTAAAGCTTTTTTGAATATAAATAGATGTTTTTAAACTTAATTTCTCTTCCATATCTGAAGGATAAGTTTTAATGAAAGATAAAATATCTTGTGTTTTGTTAACGAATAATCGAATCACAATTTTATCCTCGAGTTAATATATATTTCGGTTATTTTCTGTAAAGTAGCTGTAACGACTTATATTTTTCCCGGCTGCTGCGAACGCAGCAGCGGAAATAGAAGAATATATTGTAACCTCTTTAGTGTCGACGTTAGTAACCTCCACTTTCATAGAGGCTTTCTGAACCTTTTCTTGAATTAAATTTGTACTTTCGTCATCTGAGTTTAAGTTTAATTTAAAAGTATATCTACCTAAAACAGGTTTATTTTGTTTCAAGTAAATGTAATGTTCAATATATCTTCTGTCTATATCTAAGGCTCGGGCTGCAGCTCTAATGGCATGGTAAGTAGTAGTAGTATTTGTTTCCAAATCAGTTACCTCAACTTCAATACCACTAGATTGACCTTTAGATAATTTAGTTAAAAATTCCGGAGATTTGAATGTCTTAGAAGCAGCTATACGCATATTCTCTATTGTAGCTTCAGAATGTGTTCACCCAGATCCTCGAGAAGGGCTTCCAGGTGTTTTTAATATATTATACTCAGGAGAGTATACTTCAAAAAAGTGTTTTTCTCTAGACATTAGACTATCTTTGTCACAAATTTCTAAGATAGTCAAAGTAAAGTTAGTGTAACCGTACTTTAATAATGCAATGTTAATGGGCATACTTTTTTCGTTTAGTATTCTATTTACATTGTAATATTCCAAAAGTCTACGTCTCTGATTATGGTTTGGCCAATCAATAACTACTACTTATCAGAATTTTCCACCTTTTCAACTTGGTAACGTTTTTTAACTATAAAGGAACCTTGTGTATTCTTAACTCTTTTACTTAGTCCGGGCTGTGTAACACCCATTGCTTCAGCCGCCCTAGTTATAGAAGTATATGTTTAAATTTCATTTGTTTTTAAATCTAAAACTCTCAGTGATGTACCGGTATCTTTGCTCATTTTATCTCTAGCTGAATCTGAAATAAAATTTTTACCTAATCTAGCTAAACTAATTAAAGCTTTAGTTTCTTTACTATGAGTTTTACCAAAGTTAGGATTATTGATACCTTTATTAGCCAAACTAAGTAATAATTTACTTTGTTCCGTGTGTTTAAACCCTACAGAAGATTTACTCATTTTTAACCTGCTTTCCTCCGAACAAATACTTCCAAGTCTTGAACCTGCTATATTATTAAGATTATATTCAGGTTTACATAAATCAATATAATATTGTTCCCTACTTATAGCATTTTCTTTTGTGCAGTATTCTAAGATTTCTAACTGGAAATTAGAGTAACCATGCTTTAAAATTGCACTATAAATTCGGCTTTTAGCTTTTCCTATTCTAACTGAAAGATAAGAAAAATCATAGTACACTCTAAATCTTCGGGATAAATTTACACTACTACCTATATAGCTATTACCATTTACTTTGTTTACTCAACGATAAATACCTGCTTTATTTTTAAATTCTTTTAGAATGATAGATTTGTTCAAAAAAGCATCAGAATACGTTACAACTGCTATAAGGCTACTACTTTCTTTTGGTTGATCATTTGAAACCTGTGAGTAATTTCTACGCTGTAGAAAATTATATTTTAAAAGACACCTCTCATAAGGATACCTTTTAAAAGAGAAGGAATGTGAAAAAGATTTATGTTTTCGGAGTCACAACTCTACCTTAACAAAAAATTATCCTAAATTGTGTACGAACTTACACTATATTTGTTATTATTCTACTAATTATTATTTTACTTATTAAAAATTATCCACAGAACTCCCTACATAATTCTTACCATTCAATTTGTTAGTTCACATATAAATACCAGATTTACCTTTAACATATTTAAGAACATTCAGTTTGTCTATGTCCGCATCAGAAAAAACAGCTAGACCGGAAGAGGAATCGTCACTTTTTGAAGTTGAAAACATCCTTACGCCAATAGGTCTGGTACACTTCATAGAGAAGGCATAATTTTTATATATAAAATTTAGGCTACGTGATCTCACATTATATAAGTGAAAACAATAAGATATGCCAGATCTCTTAGTAGAATCTTTAACCAAAGATAATATAAGTCGTTCACAACTTTATCCTTTCTTTAAAGGTATATATAAACTTTGTCCCTTATTTAAAAGTGTTTATATACTTTATCCTTTCTTTAAAGTGTTACAGTATAAACTTTTCGTATCATGAAAATAACCGAAAGATTATCTAAGTCTATATATAATAACATAGTTATTTTCTTTATTTTCCTTAAGGATAGGCTATTGCGATACCTTTAATCTTAGGTTACTTAGTTTCTCCTAAGAACCAGCTTTCCTGGCGACTAGAGTACACCTTACCATTAGTTTAATGTAATGGAAGAACCGTCTACTCGTTGCTCTTTTACAATAATCATTTCAAATATTACTGATTTAGATCCACGATCACCCATTCCTATTACTAGAATCTCTAATGATATTACTATACCCTCAATCATTAATGAGGCCAGGTAAGAAGTTTCCGTCTTATCTTTAGTTATTAGAGCTTTAGGGCTTCCCTGGAGTTTGGTTCTTTAACACAACAGAAATGAGGTACCTAATCTCATATTTTTATGTTTGCGGCCAATCTTAAACCTAATGAGATATTCCTTGCTAAGTATGAACGGCTGCACTCTGGGCCAATTTTAATATTAATCTTATAATCATATATAGCTTAAGAGATAAAAACTAAAAACCATTACTAACTTGTTCTTTCGACTAAACTTAATATATATCTTTTTTTAAAAGGATTAGTACGTTTTTTTGAAAAATACATGGATAAACTTGAAGATTTTACGCCTAAAGCTTGGCCCGCTAAAGTAAAAGAAGGGTAAAGAGTTTCTTCATTTGTTTCTAAATCTATTACTTTTATCTTCTTTGAATTTTTTTTCTCCTTTTGTAGCGGGTCCCCTAGGTTTGAAACTTCTAACTTAGAAACTGTATACCCTTTTAGGGTTACATTGTCGCCACGTTTAACCGTATTTTTTAAAAAATACCATAAACCTGCTCTAGATATATTTAAATATTTAGCTGCATCTACCATAGAAGAAAATTCTTTTATGTCCCCTGTCTTATTGTTAGATAATAAGATCGGTTGTGCTGTTAATTTAGTTTCATTATAAAGAGAATCAGCTTTATTATTTTCTTTATTAATTAAATGACTAGATAATATATAATTTTGGTAAGGAATACCTTTTAATATATAATTACGTACAGAAACTCTTGATATCTAGATTTTTTCAACAATAAACTCCGGATTTACCCTCATTATCTTGCAAAATCACTTTTTTTTGTGTCAATGCATTATTATAACTCTTTACAGATATAATAGATTGAGGGTTTCCGGAATGAAAAGAACGTTTATGTAATATTATGCTATCCTTTTTCCCTGAGGGATAAGGGACAATTTTTCGTTTATATAAATCATCAATCATATTATATTCAGGTTTTATGCAATCTACATAATAAAGACAACGCGCTATTAGAATATTTGTATCGCAATACTCTAAAATTTCTAAACTAAACCCTGCATAACCGTATTTTAATAATGCCTTATAAATTCTCATATTCCGTTTAGGATAAGATATATGATTATAATTAAAATATTGTTTAAATCTTATACTCAAATTTTTAGCTGACCCTATGTAAGATTTACCTGAATCTATGTGTACTCATCGGTAGACACCTGTTCGCCCTTTATTTTCATTGACAATTAATTCTTTATCCTTATCGGAGTCAAGATAAACTTTCACAGGTTCTATTTTAGACGATGTAGACATAGTTCTTTTACAAGTAAAGGTATAACGACCTATTTTATACAGCTGTCTATAGGACATATTAATAGTACGATGTCTAGCTTCAGTCACAGGATAAAAATCAGAATTATTAAATATTCATCTTAAATATTGAGTTAAAGATATAATAAATAGGCTACTTATTCGTAATTGACCCAGACTATGCAGAAACTTTAATTTGAGTTACTTAATTCTACTCAAAACCACTTTCATGGCGACTAGAGTACACCTTACAGTATTCAAGTAATACTGAAGAACCGTCTACTCGTTGCTCTTTTACAATAATATAATTTTGTAAACAATCCATCAAATGTAATTATTAATATATATAATCGATTTAGATCCGCGATCACCCATTTCTCGATTGATCATCTTATAACTTATTACTATACCTGAGTAATTACTTCAGCCGCCTATATACTTGCATATGTAGGTTTAGTATTATAAGCTTTAGGGCTTCCCCGGAGTTTGGCTCTTGTTCACAAAGTAACCTAAATACTATATGAATTCTATTAAAACCAATAAAGGTAATAAGGGTAAAGGACAACCAGCAGGTACTAAAAGAGAGAAGAACACTAAACCGTGTTTTTGGAATCCTAATATTGTTGCACCTAAAACTATAGTAAAACTAATAGAGAAAGTTAGAACAAAGTGACTTGTCGAAGCAAAACTATAAGGTCTACTCAATAAAACATATAGATCTAAAGAGCTGGACTATATCTTAACTATTAAATTATACTTTTTTTTAACTTAAAGTTTTTCACATGTAGTCTCTGAGGATCCTACTCATAACGTGGTTGGTTATTTTGGTTTCCTGCTGATTATTCATTGTTGCATCTTTAAAATTTTCACTGAATTAAAACTCAGTATCTAAAGCCTTAGAAACTCCCAGCAATATAGTGAAATTTATGGTTATTTTTTTTTTTATTATATTTAAAATATAAATAAATATTAATATTAATCTTCTATTATTCTATTTTTATTCATATTATTTTTAATTATTAATATTTCTTTTAAACCTTCATCTGTTAAATGTTTTTTTGTTTTCATAAGTTCCGCTACTTTAAAAAAATCTAAATAATCTTTTTTTTTTACCCCTATCAAAGGATATTCCTTAAATAAAGGTATAATTTTTTCAACTATATCTGAATAAACAGAAACTAAAAAATATATTTCATTACGAGTAGAAGCTTCACATATCCTTCCACAGTTTAAATATTCAACAAATTTACTTATTAAAACTTTATCACGACTATGTTGAGTTAATGAAAATTTTAAACCTATATTTATTTTATCTTTTTTAGATTGAGCAGTAACTTGAAAACTTCCTTCTGCCTCTACAAAACCTCTAAATCAATTTAAATCCTCTATTTGATTATTCTCACTTTTAGGTATTTCCTCCGCAGGGTAGGGTATTAAACTAGGGAAAGATTCTTTAAATCTTTCAGACAATCCTCTATTTAATACTGATTTAATACTAATTAATTTTAATAACCCTTCATTTGTTAAATGTTCTTTTTTTTCCATTAAACTAAAAGCCTGTTTAAACAATAAATAGTCTATACATTTTTTAGTTATTAAAGGATAATTATCAAAATGTGCAATAATAATTTTTATATCTTTTAAAGAACTAACACGATATTGTATAGAATAAGCACCATGCTTATATATTTTTCCTACCCCAAAAGTTCTTTGAATTGCTTCTAATATATTTATATCTCTATTATGTAAAGCAATACTAAATATGGGTTTAATCTGTCACCCTGTAAACATTCTCTTTTCTTGATGCAAAGAAAGAGAAAAACACCCCTCTCCGTCAGTAAAACCTGTAATATAGTAAGGATTAAGATAATAAGAATTATTATTTTTAAAATTGTATTTAGCCCTTCGTTCGTCTGCGAGTAAACTGGGCGGCGTTACTGGAGCCGTATAAGCTAAATTATTTGAGAGTGTAGAATATGAATTTTTAGGTTTAAAAGTTAATATTTTAAATATAATAAAATTACAAATTTTTTGTAATATATAACCAAGGCACAGTTTTACCATCCCTATCAGATTATTTATAAGTATGAACATAAATAAGGCATACAAGAAAGGGAAGTAGGCTTGACCCCCTTTAGGGTTTATTTGATTTGTAACAATACTGTGTACTGTAGCATACAAAGATTCCATGCTTATTGATCAATTATTACTAACTAATTTATTATAGTTTGTACTTAAAAAATTAAGAGCTAATATAAAAAAAGCACCTATCATTAAGTATAATCCTATATTAGTTATTGATATATGTAAATTACCTACCACTGGTGCATCTAAACTTAATAAATCATTTATTTCAAACTGGATTAAAGGACTAGCTACTTCTCTGTTTAAATTTGTTAAAAATAAGTTTTTCATATTAAAATTCATAGTAATTGTATTCACTAGTTAACAAAATAAGAATTTTAGTGCTGCCTGATAGGATCCATACTTCGTTAGGAGGAGCCAGGCTGGCTGGCTGGCTGGCTGGCTGGCTGGCTGGCTGGCTGGCTGGCTGGCTTCGCAGCAGCAGCAGCAGCAGCAGCAGCAGCAGCAGTCGCTTTCCTGCCATACTTCGTTAGGAGGAGCACACCTATATATATTTGTTAAATTTGAAATGTAAATCTTGATAAATAAAAAAAAAGTCTATAATCAGTCCTGGCTTCCTTCCTGCCTCCTGCCATACTTCGTTAGGCTACGAAGTCAGTCCTTCCGTAGGAGGAAGGAAGGAAGGAAGGAAGGAAGGAAGGAAGGAAGGAGGAGGAGGAGCAAGCGACTGACTTCTCCTCCTGCCTGACTTCGTAGGAGGCAGGCATAGCTTCGCTAGGCAGGCCAAGGAGGAAGCACTACTTCTATAACTTAAAATTGGGGGGGGAAGGCTTCTCCTACGTAGTCAGGGGCGGCGTCCCCTACGTAGTCAGGACGCCGCCGTAAATCTAGATAAATCAAGAGAAATTTAGTATTAATTAATATGTGGCATGCTGCGGTGTCAGCGGCGTGCGCATTTAAGTATTAATTAAATAATTTGGGTATAAAAGTACGAGTTAAAAATACACGAACAAATCTAGGTAATATATATTTAGATAACATATATATTGTTATGATTATTATAGCAAAAGCAAAAGTTACTTCATTTATAAAATAAAAAGGTGTTAATTGGGGCATATAAAGGAATAGTTTGGGTATTTAATACTAAATATAGTATTAACGTTTATTGTTAAACAAGAATTTAGGTACTCCAGTGCTCTTAAACTCGGAGATTGAAAAAAAAAAAGCGATAATTATAAAAAGATCCTGTCGATTTCCTACCTCAAAACAAACTTCAGCTCTAGTATTCTTAGCTTTAACCAACCCTAAACCTAATTGACTTTGAATATAATTTAATACTTCAACGTCATCAGAGTGAAGGAGTATTGAAAATCTAAACCCATGTCATACTCCGACCTTCATTATAGTGAAACATCCCTCAGCGTCAGTGAAACCTCTAAATCAATCAATAAATTCTCTGCTCCTCCTCCTCCTCCTGCCTTCTAACGAAGTATGGATCCTACCAGGAAGGAAGGACTGCCTCCTCCTGCCTCCTGCCTCCTGCCTCCTGCCGTAGGAGGCAGGAGGCAGGAGGCAGGAGGCAGTCCTTCCTCCTGCCGTAGGAGGCAGGAGGAAGGAGAAGTCAGTCCTCCTCCTCCTGCCTTCTAACGAAGTATGGATCCTACCAGGAAGGAAGGAAGGACTGCCATACTTCGTTAGGCTACGAAGTCAGTCCTTCCGTAGGAGGAAGGATGGATGGCAGTGGCAGGCCAAGGCAGGCAGCACTAAAACCCGTTTTTCACCATTACCATTAGGTGACTCTACCACTAGAGTCCCATCAGCTTGCTCTTGAATTAAGGCTGCTAACCGATTTTGTAGGGACGGATCTAAGGTATTCTGATTAATAGAAGATAAGGTTTCTTCCTTTAATGCAGCTACCCTCGTTGAACTAAATCTTACAAAATTGAGGGGTAATGAAGATAACGAAGGTTTTTTAAAAGGTGCGGTGGCGGCCACCAAATATAAAGAATTTGAAGATTCCTTTACAATATATATTAAAGTAGATAAACGATAGTGTATACCTGCATCTAGCAGAATGTGAAGATAAACACCTAATAATACAGTAAAGAAAGATAATAACATTTTTTTTCTTAAAACAACAAACTTCAACTTCCTATAAAATTAAATTATAATTACATCATAGTAAACAATTACATGATTATGCAGTAAAAAAAATTGGTTTTTTTTTACGAATTCAAGATTTAGCCCTCTGCAGTATATGCAACGGAGAGTACCTTAGGCGGAGCCATGACGCAAGCACAAAAAAAATTAAGATGTACTTACTTACATGGAATGGCGCACCTATACATTAACATTAGAAAATACCTAAAAGGTAAATCTTTAAATTTACAAGGAATATATCAAAACTATATAAAATACAAGGGGGGGTTAGAATAAATATATAAAACCTAAGGGAATGGTTTGGGTATCTCACTATAAATTTTAGATTTTTCCAATCATATTCCTCCTACGAAGTCAGGACGAAGGACTGGTTTGTCACTTACCTTTGAGTAACCCCCTACCTATTTTTCAATAAATTCCAGTCCTTATTAGAAGTTAATAACCCTAATAACTGTAAATTAAACCAGATACACTAAAGTGTAAACCATCTAATATAATAGAAGGATAAATACCTAATAATACCGCAAAGATTACTAAGATTCCTAAGATAACAAATTCTCTTTTACTCAAGTCTACAAAGTTATCTTTAAAATAACCAGAGAAGGTACCCCCTAAGGCTACCCTGTTAAATAAGTAAATACTATAAGCTGCGGAGAATACTATTGAAGAGGCTGCTAAGGCTCCCATTATAGGCATTCTTTCAAATGCACCATAAAGAGAAAGGAACTCTCCTATAAAATTTAAAGTTAAAGGTGTTCCACAGTTTCCTAAACAAAGGATAAAAAATAATAAAGATAACAATGGCATTAGCTGGGCAACTCCTTTATAATAAGCAATTGAACGAGTACCTGATCTATCGTACAAGACTCCTCCAGCACATATAAATAATCCACTAGAAACAAATCCGTGTGCTAACCCTAAGACAATTGCACCTTCAATACCTGCTATTGTATTACTGAAAACACCCATTAAATAAATAGCCGCGTGAGCTACAGAAGAATAAGCTATCATCTCTTTAATGTCTAAAGTCCTAAGTGTACTTAAACTAGAATATATTACTGTAATAACTGCAATAACGTATACTATATAAGTTAAATCTAAAGAAGCTTTAGGAATAATGGGTAATATTAATCTCATAATTCCATATAAACCTAGTTTTAATACAATCGCTGCAAGGATTATACTACCACTAAGAGGCGCTTCTGTGTGAGCTTTTAGCAATCAACTGTTTAATCCATATACCGGAGTTTTTACTGCAATCGCAAAAAAAATACCACAAAACAATAAAATTTGTGTATTATAATCAAAATTTGTTTTAAACAAAGCATCAAAATCAGTAGTACCCATTATAGAAGACATAGCTAAAATAGATAACAATAAAAAAAGAGAACCGAACACGCACATAATTTTTGTCCTTATTGTGTTAATAATTTAGAACAGACTATTATGTTATCTTTAATTTTTAGATACTTTAATTCCTACCGGGCTAACCGGTTAAATCCATCCTTGCTAATTATTGTAATTGTGCAACACGCAATCGCTAGTAACAAAGATCAAGTTATAATAGCCTAACGTCAAAAAAAGATTAATTTAGTCATACAATTAATATAATAAACCGTTCCCCTGGGGGAGGGGGCCCCTCCCCAGGGGAACGATAGGCAAATATGCATGTATCAAACGGAACTTTTATTTCTCAGATGTATTACGGACAAAATTCATATTTGACTTTATAAATTGAATTTCAGATAATCCTTGTTCTGTTAAGTGAGCTTTCTTATTTATTAGAATAGCCGCTTTTTTAAAATTGTAATAATCTGAGATTTTCGCTCCTTTAATGAGATATTTTCCAAAAAATGGTAAAACTTTATGAGTAATATCTTCAAATCTTGTAACTACAAAATACACAACTGATCTAGATAAGTTTAATTCAATTCTACCACATCCTAAAGTAGTTATTATATTTTTCATAAGCTCAGTATCTCTACTATGTTGAGCTATTTGAAATTTTAATATTACAGCTTTACCTAATTTAGTTGTAGAAGATTTTCGTATAGAAATAAAGAAACATCCTTCTCCATTAGTAAAACCAGCTAATCAATTGGGATCTTTAACACTTCTATCTAAAAGTAAAGGTCTTGCCATCGGAGTAACATTAGGAAAAGTTCGCTTTAATTCCTCGGATAAACCTAGATTAATAGAAGCTCTAATGCTAAGTATCTTATTAAACCCTTCTCTAGTTAGATGTACTTTATTTTTAAGTAATAAAACCGCTGATTTGAAAAGCTGATAATCAGCCCATTTTTTACTAATAAGGGGATATTTATCAAAATGAGAAATAATTATGTTTAAATATTTCAAAGATTTAATCGTATATTGTAAGGTAGTATTACCATGTTTTGTAATACTTCCTGCCCCAAAATAATCTTTAATTTGACATAATAAATCATAATCTTTATTATCTAAAGTAATTTTAAAAATAGCTTGAACTCTATAAGCCATTTTATAATTACTATCTGCGAATACCCCTAAAGTAAAACACCCTTCTGCGTCTACAAATCCCGTAATAAATCAAGGATCTAACTTGTCAGGTCCTGCCATAGATTTTACTGAGATCGTAGTATCATTTACTTGTTCTGTGTAGTCCAAAGTTAGGTTTTTTTCTGTAGGTATAGTTGAATGTATAAAAGCTTTTTGTGCTACGCTAAAAAGCCCCATTACAACTCTGCGGTTATAAGAATGGGAAGAAATTTTTCTCAAAAAAACTGGTTTCCCAGCGACTAGAGTACACCTTACAAAATCTAAAATCCTAGATTCTGAAGAACCATCTACTCGTTGCTCTTTTACAGATTCCCTCCGATGGAGTAACCGGGATAATCTGATTTAGATACGTGATCACCCATTTAGGGAGCGAAGCGCCCCCTCATCTCCCTGCAAAGCAGGGTTTTCATAACGGTGTAATGAAAACTAGTGATGTTACCTTACCCCCTGGCATTAAAGGGGCCGGCTGTAGAGTTTCCTCTGCAACTTTGGTTACTAGAGCTTTAGGGCTTCCCCGTAGTTTGGCTCTTTTACACTGAAAAAGGTATTTTTTTAATGTATACAAGAAAAGATAAAAGCTAGCTCTAACCTTGTTTGAAGATCCAAAAAGTCCTAATAATAAAAACAGGGGAGGAAGGATTGATTCAAAAAAAATATAAAACAATAAAATATCTAATACTAAAAAGACAGCTAGCAATAATGTTTCTAATAATAACATTATTATTAAATAAGATTTTACATTTTCAGTTATTGAATTTCAATTAGATAATATAGCTATTGGCATTATTATAGTAGTTAACAATACAAAATATATAGATATTCCATCTACTCCTAGATAAACATCAAATAAATTCATATCATAATGCTCTTGAACAAATTGGAACTGATTACTACTAAAATCAAATAATATAAAGATTACTAAAGATAAAATTAAATTTAAGATAGATGTTACAAAAGCAGTTATTTTGTATGATCTTAATTTATCTTCGGTATCTTCAGAAGAAATATTACTAGAGATTGAAAATATACCTAAAATAGGTATTAATAATAAAGATGATAACAACATTTATTATTTAAAAATAAAAAACTTCCCATATAATTAAATTATAATTACATCATAAGTAAACAATTACATGATTATACTAAAAAAAATATTTAATCTTAGAAATATCCAAAAAAGGAAAATCTTTAAAATAAATTTAAATTAACTGAGAATATATCAAAACTATATAAAATACAAGGTACTATTATTATAAAGGCAAACACTATAGGTAATAGGATAGTTCAACAGAAAGACATTAGCTGGTCAAATCTTATTCTAGGGAAAGATGCCCTACATCATATAAATGTAAATATCATCATAGAACTTTTTAATCCTAAACTAAAACCATATATTAACCCCTCTAAAACAGGGGTACTCATTATATCTTCTAGAAAATAATCCAATACAAGAACTCAATCTATAAGAAAAATTTCTCTAACGATGAAATCTAAATATGTTAATAAATAAATAACATCTAATATTAAATAACCACCTAAAAATAATAAACTAGTTAGTATACACATTAATACAATACTACCATACACGTCTGGGTATTCTTTTACCTTATCCTTTATTCATCTTATACTACTTTAGCTTACGTAATATACTCTTCAATGCATACGAAGTATGCGCTACGAAGTATGCACAAAAATTTATTTTTCCCGGCTTAGCACGCATGGGTGCGTGCCGTGCTAAGCCGCCGCGGGGGCATTCTAATTCTTGGGTAGTAACACCTAAAAAATCTGGGTACCTACCCTACCCTACCCATAAGCGTATTCTTCTCTCTTTCTTTCTTTTAAGACCTTACCTACCTACGTATATTTTACTGCAAAGATATTTATTTTGGCAAATTCTATAAACTAACCTTACCCCTTCTTAAACGTTTCGTCCCTGCTAATAACTGGTCTACGAGATAATCTAAACTCTATTCTAGTGGATGGGTCTAGAATTGGCAATTCTTTAGCTAATCTGTCATTAATAGTTTGAGAAGTAACACCAAAGTACTCGGCGCAAGCTTTGGAATCTTGGAAGAAAAGATTTTGTTCTTCGTGAGGTCCTTCAGCTAATAAATAGAAAAGTTGTCCTTTGACGAGAGAACGATTTGCAGCTATAATTCTTAACCCTCGGGAGTCTCTAATGTATATATCCTCCATATTTAACACTTTATTCCATAAAGAAGAACTTTTGTCAATACTATCTTTAAGTTTAGTAGCTCCCTGTTTAAAAGTAGATAAACGATAATTATTCATACGCTGACTAATCTTTATAATTAATTCTCTACCTTCCTCGGTAGTGTGCTTTCCAGTATAAATTAAAGAAGCAATAATCTGTCAGTCTAGAAAGTCTAGATGTTTTTTAGTAAGGAAGGTAAGATTCGAAAACATAGGAATAAGTTTATCCACTATAAAATTTACTTGTCTAACCGCTAATTCAATAGCGGGTTTAATATTAACTTTTTTACTAATTTTTATGGAAATATAAGATAATTTACTACTTATTTCTAAGTAAAAGGGGGAAGATTTTAAAAGGGGATCCGTAACAAATTGGGTATCCAGGTAAGATTTTATTGCATAAATAAGAGGAGCTTGTGATGCAGTAAGAGCAAAACTGAAGGAAATACCCATAGTTTTAGGATCATTCAGACAGAAACTACCTTCACCTTCAATAAGACCTAATAATCAGTAAGGAGTGATTCTTATAGTATGAGAATCAGGCATTTCAAAGTTCACTCTCTGTGTATTCATACTAATTTTCAAGGAGGCTATTCGCCTAAATTGTTCATCCTTGGGGATAGAACCATTTAATTTTAAACTAACACCCTCTTTAAAGCATAAGTAATCTAAATATTTTATACCATTTAATGGAAATTTTTCGAATAAAGGTATTAAAATAGTACTAATATCCCTAATTTTAGTTAAGTAAAACTGAGCACTATTATCTTTACCAACTATGATTGTACCACAATTCAATCTATTTTTTATAAACTCCAATACACCGAGATCGTCAATATGTAATTTGATCTTGAAAGCAAAGCTTATAACATTACTAGGACTTATAGATATAAAAAAATGTCCTTCACCGTCGGTAAATCCTGTAAACCATTGATTAAATTCAGAGTCTGTTATACCCTCTCCGTTCGACGAAGAAAAATCACGTGCATATCCAGGACAAGGGCGACTAAAGTAACCTGATTTATTAGCAAAGAAGTTGTAGGGTAAGGAATTAGGGCTAACCAAACATCTAACCGGACCAGCCAAAGTGCAACCAGCGGTAGAGCTGATACCAAAATAAATGTAAGCTAGGTCTAGAATATGCATGTAAATTGTTTTAATTGTTTTCATTTTTTATTGATTATTATATAAATTGCTACCTCGGGTTCTCCCATGCCAACTTACTTTTGTAGTGTTGGCTTGAAATCTATCCCTCCGCTCCACTCCCCACAGTGGCTACCCACCTGCACCTGCACATGCACATGCACATGCACATGCACATTTTGCAGGCATCCTTTCACGGGGTCCTTTCAAGTAACGCTACGCTATTATTCTCCTCTAGACCTAACACCGGTTTTGCCCCATGTTATTATTAGATTTGAATCTCTCAGATTTCTTAATCCTGTGGAGTAAGGCGAAGCTGTGGTCGTCGCGGGAAACACTTGTGTGTAAGAGAATCAAAGTCAAATCCGGGGTACTACCTACCTCTATCACGAGCGGCAGTAGCTACCGAGTGATTCCTGCAAACGCGAATTATAATTGAGCAACCAGACTGGGAAGATTAATGAAGTAACTGTGCGAGAGGCCTAGGTGATTCCGAATTTCCTCCAACCGAGCTATTTAACCTCCTCGGTTCCTTGCGTGCTTTATACTACTTAAGCTCTCGAAGAGATTGAAGGTAAAAAAAGAAAGAAAATAAGAGATTTGTTGCATGCCTCGCGGGATTTTTTTGTTGAAAAAAAATTAAAATAAATATAATTGTTAAAGGACTTAGGTATAAGCTGAATACATAACACCTCATTTCTTTGGTTATTAGAGTACACCTTACACCATCTATCTATCCTCTATACTCAAGAGGTATTTTTAGCTTTTAACTTAATAGGTGGCGAGTAACCATCTACTCGTTGCTCTTTTACACATTAATTACTTACCTTATTCACAAGGATCCTAAGTTTGTAACTAAGAGGTGATTTAGATCCGCGAACAACCATTCTGACTTTCATCAAATCTCAGAACTTGTTACTATACCCAAATGATTAGTTTGGCCCCCCTTCTTACCCTTTTAGGTTACGGGGTTAGTATTCTGAGCTCTTAGGTTTTACCCGGAGTTTGGCTACTATAGAGTAATTGAGACTTGCTTAAGGTCTCTTCACTCAGCTAAAAAAAAGAACACAAAAACAACCGCAGCATGTTCTGTCATAAATCCACTAACTAATTCAGATTCCTGTTGTGGTTTAACAGAGGGTGGCTCCTCCGAAGGAAGGAAAGCTCCCTCTGAAGATTATGTGAATTAGGAAAATTCAATTGATATAGAGGTGACGATAATTATTAAAATCTTTTTAATAATTATGTCGACTAGACATAAGAGAGTGTTGGATTTGATTACGCGTCATAATTTATTTAGTTATAGGTTTAAAATAATAAAGATTTTTGTATATAAGCTCAGAATTTAAATATTTACCTACTGTAACTTTATAAATACTTAAATGTTTAGCTAATTCTACATTGTTTTTAAATTTTAAAATTAAATTACCATTTAAATCAAATATTCCTACTCCTAAGTTATATTTATTTTTATTTTCACTCATTATAGCCTTGGTATTCTCGGTATGACTTTTACCATACATAGGATTTTTACTACCTGGTTTACTGATTTTTAATTTAGATTCCTCAGTATGTTTATAACCCAAATTATTATGGGCGATAAGACTAAAATTATATAAAGTATTGAAATCAAATTTTGATATATAACTAGTTTCTAGTTCAGTTAATGATTTATGACTTATAATTTTACTTTCATATGTAAAATACTCATAAATATATAATTTAAACTTATCTATACCATACTTGACAAAGGCTTTTTGCATGGCTACATTTGAATTATTTTTATACTTTAAATGTTCATTAATTCTAATAAAAAAGTCTTTAGCACTACCAATGTATTGCTTATTATTAATAGTGTTTACCAAAGAATAAATACCACCTTTTCCCTTTAATATATCCTTATATGATTTTATACCATCTTTGTCGAGCTTCGCACTAAATCTAGAATTAAAATCGGCTTAGGCCCAGGATAAGAACCTAAATGTGAAGGAGAATTAGAAGAATAATATTTACGACTATAAATTAAAGAGTTATCTAAAAGAGTTAAAGGTAAAATACCCCTACGCATATAACTAAATGAATTCTCAAATTTTACTAACCTAGATTTCACACAATTAAAAAAAACAAAAATGGGGGGGATATAAAACCCCTATATGCTGGTAGGAAAAGGGACATAAAACTATATTTAATTTTGTATTGGTTTAAACCGATAAATTTTATTATATATCAGACCCGAATTTAAATACTTACCTACTGTAACCTTAGAAATACCTAAATGTTTAGCTAACTCTACATTATTATTAAACTTCAAAATTAAGTTATCATCTAAATCATAAATTCCTACACCTAAAGGATATTTATTCTTCTTTTCACTCATAATCGCTTTAGTAGCTTCACGATGTTTTATACCAAACATCGGATTTAACTCACCAGGTTTACTAATTAAAGCTAAGGCTTCTTCAGTATGAGTTTTACCAAACATAGGATGATTATTTTTATCCTTATAATAACGAAAATAAGATAAACAATAAGAAGATTAAACTTTAGAACACCTAGCCACCGAACATGGTCAAACCTCACTCGCACTCACTCTTTCATTTACAAAAATATTCAAAATAACTTACCGTAGGGGTCTCCGAGATAACTTAAACTCAACTTTATTTGAGTCAAACACGGTTACTCCTTTGTTCAACTTAGCATTTATAGTTTGCGGTGCAATTTTAAAGTAATCAGCGCAGGATTGGGAATCCTTAAATATTCTAAATTTTTCTGATACCTGAGAGGATAAGCAAGCTCGCGAAGCAGGAACAACCTCTTCAGCTAAAATATAGAAAAGCTGTCGTTTAACTAGCGAACCGCCTGTTAAAGAATTTATTCGTAAGCCATCTTGATTTATTACATATATATCCTTCATATTTATTACTTCATTCACCAGGTTCGAAGATATTCCCCTAATCTCCTCCCCTCCGGGAGATACGAAAGTATCGCTGCTTTCTATATGTTTAAATGAAGATAAACGGTAGTTATTCATTCTTCTACTCACCTTAATTATTAACTCTTTACCTAATTTTGTTAGATGTTTTCCTTTATAAATTAAAGAAGCAATAAACACTCAATCTAAGAAATCTTTATATTTTTTTGAAGCAAAACTAAGGTCAGATAGAAAGGGTATAAGTGTATCCACTATATAACTTAAGTGGTTAATATGGAATTGAACCACGAGTTTACCTTTAGTTGTGCATTTACCCTTATCATAAATAGAAGTTCTTTGACTAATTATTTCTAGATATTGAGAAGATGCTTTTAATTTTACATCCTCTATCCCATAAGAATCTAAAAATTCTTTAATCGCATGAACTAAAGGGGCTTGAACAAAAGTAAGCCCAAGGCTGAAGGAAATACTTATATCTTTTGTATCGACAAGTGAGAAACAACCCTCTCCCTCCAGAAATCCTAAGAATCAGTAAGGAGTTATTCTTATTGTATGAGTAGAAGGCATTACAAAATCCACTCTTTTACTATTCATCTGACCTTTTAAGTCAGTTATTAACTTTAATTTTTCAGACATAGATAAAGATTTGTTAAATTTTATAGCAACTGCTTCTTTAAATCCCAAGTACTCTAAGTACTTTGTACCATTTAAAGGGAATTTATCAAACATAGGTATTAAAATATTTTTGATATCGTTAATCCTCTTCACATTCAGATGAACAACCTTTTTAGATATATAAATACTACCACAATTCAATCTATTTTTTATAAACTCTAAAACACCAGTGTCATCAATATGAACCCCAATAGTTAATATAAAACTAATAGTATTTCCTTTAGAAATATCTATCAAAAAACATCCCTCACCATCTACAAAACCTACAAATCATTCTAAAAATTCAGATTCCGTCATATCTCTAAATCTAACTTTAATATTGCTTAAATTTGATGTATTTTTTAAAATAAGTTCATCTTGGTCACTACGAGACAGCGCAGAACTACCTTTTGTACTAAATATAAATCCTTTATTTTCCAT